CGCGCGACTGGATGGATAGCGGCTTGCTTGGTCGTCGGATTCCTGATTGGGCTGATCGGGGAAGATAGCGAATGTGACGATGACGAAGCGGAGGATTTTGTTTGACGCTGCAAAAATATTGCCCGCACTATCGCATAGTGCGATAGAATAACCGCACAAACAAAACAACCGGCGAGGTTAGAAATGGTTGGAAGGGTATCGCAGGAAATGCTGCGGGCAATTGAGTTAATCAAGGCCGGGGCAACGCGCAGTAGTGCAGCGCGCCAGACCGGCGTAAGGGTAACGTCGATTACCCGCTCGCGGCTGTATCAGGAATTGGTAAAGGCTGGAAAGCCGATAACAACGAAAAAACGGGAGAAATAAAACGTGGGCATGAGCGAATACGAGCAGTTCATCAAGAGCAAGCTGGCGGCGGATATCCCGACCGGCTTTGATTGCGAGGTGCCGGTCGATCCGATGTTCGACTTTCAGGCAGCCTGCGTCACGTGGGCATTGAAGCGCGGGCGCGCGGCGCTGTTCCTGGATACGGGCTTGGGCAAAACCTTGTGCCAGGCCACGTGGGCGCAGAAGGTAGTCGAGCATACGGGCGGTAACGTCATCATTGCCGCGCCGCTGTGCGTGGCGCAGCAGACGGTCGAGGAATCGGCCAAGTTCGGTATCACGGTGCGCTACTGCCGCGCCGATGCCGAAGTCCAGCCGGGCATCACCATCACCAACTATGAAATGCTACAGCATTTCGATCTGGATGCGTTTGCGGGCGTCGTGCTGGACGAGTCGAGCATTCTGAAGAATCACACCAGCAAGACGCGCGAGGAACTGGTACGGGCGTTCCGCAACACGCCGTACAAGCTGTCATGCACGGCGACGCCCAGCCCGAACGATTACATCGAACTTGGCAATCAGGCCGAATTCCTTGGCGTGATGAACGCGCAGGAAATGCTGGCGACGTTCTTCACCCATGACGGCGGCGACACCTCGAAATGGCGCTTGAAGGGCCACGGCAAGACGCGCTTTTGGGAATGGATGGCGTCGTGGGCGATCTGCATCCGCAATCCGGCTGATCTTGGCTTTGACGGATCGGCCTACGTGCTGCCGCCGCTGCACGTGGTCGAGCACACCGTCGATGGCGGACAGTTGATGGAAGGCCAGCTATTCGCGGTCGTCGCGCAAAGCCTGACCGAACGGCGCGAAGCCAAGCGCAACAGCCTGAATGACCGGATCGCGCTGGCGGCCAGGATCGCCAACGAAGCAACCGGCCCGGTGATCGTGTGGTGCCACCTGAATGACGAATCGAGCGCACTGACAGCGGCCATCCCCGGCGCGGTCGAAGTGACCGGGTCGATGACGATGGATCAGAAGACCGCGAACGTGATGGCGTTCACGCATGGCACGGCGCGCGTGCTGATTTCCAAACCGTCGATCTGTGGCGCGGGCATGAACTGGCAGCACTGCAATACGATGGTGTTCGCGGGCATGAACGACTCGTTCGAGGACTTCTATCAGGCCGTGCGCCGCTGCTACCGATTCGGACAGAAGCGCGAAGTATCGGTTCACCTGATCGCAGCCGACACCGAAGGCGCGGTCAAGGCCAACATCGAACGCAAGCAGCGCCAGGCCAACGAGATGGCCGGTGAAATGGTGGCACACATGCGCATGATCACGCAGCGCCAGATCGAAGGCGCGCGCAGCAATACCGAAGCCTATAACCCAACCGTGCCGATGACCATTCCGGCGTGGATCAATAACAACGTGGAGAAATAAAACATGAACGTCCTGAACCAAGAGATTACCGACCGCTTCGCCCTGTATAACGCGGATTGCGTTGACGTGTGCCGCACCCTGCCGGATAACAGCGTCGATTTTTCGGTGTACTCGCCACCATTCGAGAGCTTGTACGTTTTTTCCAACTCCGAACGTGACATGGGAAATTCGGCGTCGTCGGATGACTTCTGGCAGCACTACCGATACCTGATCGCGGAAATGTACCGCGCCATGAAGCCGGGCAGGCTGGTAGCCGTGCATTGCATGAACCTGCCGACCTCCAAGGCGCGCGACGGATTCATCGGCATCAAGGATTTTCGCGGCGAGATTATCCGCGCGCACCAAGACGCCGGATTCATCTACCATTCCGAAGTCTGCATATGGAAAGACCCGGTAGTGGCAATGCAGCGCACCAAGGCACTCGGCCTGCTCTACAAGCAACTCAAAAAGGACAGCGCCATGAGCCGCCAAGGCATCGCGGATTACTTGGTGGTGCTGCGCAAGCCGGGCGAGAATCCCGATCCGGTCACGCACACGCCCGACGACTTCCATGTGGACAAGTGGCAGCAATACGCGTCGCCGGTCTGGATGGATATCAAGCAGTCGCGCACCTTGCAGTACATGAGCGCCCGCGAGGAGGACGACGAGCGCCATATCTCGCCATTGCAGCTTGACGTCATCGAGCGCGCAATCGACCTGTGGACCAACCCGAACGATCTGGTATTCACGCCATTTCTCGGCATCGGATCGGAAGCCTACGTTGCATTGCAAATGGGCCGCCGCGCGTGCGGATCGGAACTCAAGCGTTCGTATTTCGATCTGGCCGTGCGCAACTGCCGCGATGCGATGAACGCGCAGCAGAACGACCTGTTCGGCGCATGACGCCACCGGAGCGCGCCAGCATCAAGGATCGGACCTGTGCCAGTTGCGAGAAATTCCCGCTGGCCGGGTTTGAAACGGGAACGGCAACCTGTGCGATCTTCGAGCGGTTGGTCGAACATTCGGATAAGGCTTGCGTCCTGCACGACCTGGCTAGGGACCACGTGCAGCGCAAGGCAGCGGTAGTGCGGCTAGTCGAGCAGAAAACAGTTTAGCAGGACGGAAGCCGCGCCCGTTTGCGCGGCCTATAACGAAGGGAAGAAAATGGAATTGACCAAGAAGAATCTGAAGGCCATCATCATCGGCGTGAGCGTGGCAATCGTCGCACTGACATTCTGGCCGTTCCGCACGGTGCCAACCGGCTCGCGCGGCGTGGTGACGCAGTTCGGCGCGATCAAGGGCATCCAGAACGAAGGGCTGGTGATCCTGGCACCATGGGAAAAGCTGGCGCTGTTCTCGGTGCGCTCCGAGACCGCCAGCATCGAAGACGCGGACGGCAGCACCAGCGACACCCAGCCAGTGAAAGTCAGCATGACGGTGCGCTACAGTATTTCGGTTGACCGCGTGTCGGAGGTGTACGAGAAGTATAGCCATGACGGCGATTTGTCGTCGTACGTGCAGACCGCGACGCAAGAAGCGTTCAAGGCCGTGACCGCCCGTTATACCGCACCGGACCTGATTGCGCAGCGCGCCAAGGTGTCGGCAGATATCGCTACCGCCCTGCGCGCCAAGCTCGCCATGTACGGCGCGCAAGTGATCAATATCGACATGCGCAATTTCTCGTTCGGCGGCGACTACATGAAGGCGATCAATGCCAAGGTGACGCAAGAGCAATTGCGCCTCGGGGCCGAGAACAAGCTCAAGACCGTGGAAGCCGAGCAGAAACAGAAGGTGGCGATTGCCGAAGCGGAAGCCTCCGCACTGCGCGCCAAGGCTGACGGCGAGGCGTACGCGAACCTGAAGGTGGCGACGGCCCAAGCCGAAGCCCTGCGCGTCCAGAACGCCGCGCTGGCGCAGAACAAGGACGTGCTGGAACTGCGCCGGATCGAAGTCGAGCATACCAAGGCCGAGCGTTGGGACGGCAAGCTGCCGCAAAACATGTATGCGGGTGCGCCGATCCCGTTCCTGAACATGTCGAAATAATTCCCCCGCGCCCGATGGCAAGGGCGCACCACCAACAAAGGAACCGATGAGCTACGCCAAGAAAGTTGACGCCAACCAGGCCGATGTCGTGCAGGCGCTACGCAAGGCCGGATGCACCATCGAGCACCTCCACGCCGTTGGACGCGGGTGTCCCGACCTACTATGCGCCATTGCTGGCGAAGTGTTCCTGATCGAAGTCAAGGACGGCGCGAAAGCGGCCAGCGCGCAGAAGCTGACACCGGACCAGATCGTCTGGCACGCGGGATGGGGCGCGGAGGTGCACGTGGTCAATTCGGTGGACGGCGCACTGGCCGTTGCCGCACGCTACCGCAGCAAGGCGGCAAAGTTCAGCGCGTGCACCGATGACCTCCAGCCAGCCTAAACCGCCGCTCGCCATCCCCAGACTGTCCGAGCTGGAAGAACTGCCCGACCATTTGCCGTGGATGGGCAAGATGCCACTGCCAGCGCAGGAGCGGGCAGCGGTGCGGAAGAAAACAACTCAGCCACGAAAGAGGAAAACATGACGAGCATTACGGCACCGCAAACCGCTGGGCCAGTCGGATACCGGTTGGAATGGAAGCCCGGCGATTACGTGCATGAATCTGTTGAAGCCTTCGCGCAAGAAATCTGCAAAGAAAGCGCGCGCATTTGGGGCTTGTTCACGACACCGCAAGCGGGATGCGATCCGGCGGTTGCCGTCTACAAGGGCCGGTATTGGGTTCAGCCGAAGTATGTTCATGGTCAGTCGCTGGACGGCTTTACACCGCTCTACCTTGGCCCGGTGCTGCACGACCCCGCGCTCAGCGAAGAAGTGCAACGGCTGTTCCCCGCGCTGGCTGATGCGCCGCCAACCTACCATTGATCGGTGTAGGCCCGGCTGCTAGGCTCGCTGCACCAGAGTGCGCGCGCAGCCGAACCCACGAAGCCAGTGTAATCCGAGTTACCGAAGGCCGCACAGTGATGCGGCTTTTGTTTGCGCGCGGCCAAACTGTAACAGTGCAGAAATCGCTTGCACCGTATGATAGTATCATATATGATGGTTTGCATGGGCGGCGCAATGGGCGCAGCTAGAATTGAAAGGCTGGGATCATGACAAGGAAGCTGACACGCGATGAACTGCTGCTTTCAATGGCAAGGCGCGCGGAAAGAATGGAGCGAGACGCCGTGCAGCTTGGCAAGGAAATGGCAAGGATTGATGAATTTTGCTACACGGCAGAAAACATCATCCGTGATATTCAGCGCGTAGGCGGTGACATTCACCGTATTGTTGCTGGTGAGCCGATCTAATCTAACCGCCACAGCTTCACCCATTCCCGCGCACGACGCGGGTTTGGCATTGAAAGCTTCGCCACAGGCGCGGCGATAACAACAGGGAGAAAACGATGTACCCAGAAAATGACGAGCAGTTTCAAGAAGTAACCGTAGCGTCCGTGCGTGCCGATGGCGAGGGATGGTGCATCACCCGCTCAGATGGTTGGAGCTTTTTTGTGCCGGAAGGTTCGCCAGTCAAGCCGGTGGTTGGCATGTTGGCGCGCTTCTATGGTAAGGGCATCGGGAGCACGGTGCGCGGCCTGTTCCTCGACGGCCAGAAGGTGTTTTACCGCACCGAGGCAGAGGACAAGGAACAGCACGAAATCGACACTTACGGGGCTGACGCCGCCGACTGGCTCAAGCGTTGGGACGAAGGCCGAACCGTGTTCACGCTGGAAATGGGCGGGCTTGGGCCGAGCTACGAGCAGTGCATCCACATCACGTGCGCGGAAATCGTGCGCCAGATGCTGCATGCAAAGTACGACGCCACACGCTGGCAAGATGCCGATGTGTGGAAGCACGACCGCACCGAAGTGGAAGCAGTAATGCACGACCGCCAAGCGATCAGCAAACTCGGCCTTTCTGGCTCGCAGTTCGGCGCGGCGCTGTCGCTCGCTTCGTGCATCTACCGCGACGGCCCGCGCGCCGTGCTGACCAATCCGGCTGTCAAGGATCGGCATATCCAAGTGTGCCGCAACTTCCCGGGTGCCGCATGATCCGCCCGCTCTCCCTGCTGCTGTTCGCCAGCCTGTGCCTGTGCGTGTACGGCGTCAACGATCCGAGCGGCGCGAACGAACTGGTCGCCACGGTTGCCTCCAATTTCGGGCACGCGCTGCGCGCTTGGATCGGCTAGGAGGCGGCATGCGCAACCAAGACATCGAGCGTGCGCTGCTTGACGCCATCGCTGACGCAAATGAGAGCGACGCCAAGCACCCGCCAGACCCATGTGGCAGCGATATGAGCCTGATGGACGAAATTCGCAAACAGCAGCGCAAGGCAGACCGGCTACAGCACTTTCTCGCCGTCATGGCTGGCGCGCTGGCGTATTACAAAGTAGACACTAGCATGGTCAGCGAGTTCCAGACGGCAGTAATTTACGGCACCAATCCGCTGCTGGACGCGCCCGCTGCCGATAAACCAAACTGAGTTGAGACTATGGATACCAAGAAACCAAGCGCAGAAGACGCCTTTTGCACCTTCAAGAAAGACCCGCTCGCATGGGACGATCCTGATTTGGCAAGCGAGCGCGCGGCGTTCTGCGAAGGATGGGCCGATGCCCACGAATGGGAACAACGCGCCAAGCACGCCGAAGCCGCGCTGTCCGATTTGCAAGCGCGGGTCAACGCCAAGTATGACGAAGTGGTAGCAGCGCGGGTTATTCGTCATGTGATGCCGCCCGTCGCGGCACCCGTAGGCGCTGACTTTGTTCGGCAACTCGTCTACTCGAAGTGCGGCACGAACCGGATCAACGAGCCGTGCGGATCGCCGTCAAACTGTGCGCTGATCGGCTTGGCGCACGCAGTAGCACTGGAGCCAGAGCAGAGCCAGCCTACGGGTACCGCGACGGGCGGGCATGATGCCGCATTCCAAGACGCGATCCATCGAGGCACTGGCATGGTCCGGCAACACCCCGATGGCAGCGTAGAACACATCCCCTACGGCCAATGGCGCAGTGACACCGAGGGCAAGTCATGATGCGCCACTACCCCGCCGACCTGCGCCTAGCCGAGCGCCGCCGCTTCTACACGGTGCGCTGGCTGTTCGAGCGCCGCAAGCACGAACGCAGGCAATGCTTCGACTGGCGGGCCCGCTGTGCGCCGGCCCGCACCGAACACGAAAGGAACCCGACATGAACATCGACCGCACGACCGCGCTGGAAATGCTGCTGCGGGCACTGCCGCCGCGCGGGCCGGAACGCCTGGGCACCCTGCCGCACGAAATCGGCGTGATGCTGCGCATTGCCGAAGTACAAGGTGCGCTGCCGTTCCTGCATTCCGGCGAACAGTTGCGCGCGCAGGCATGGCTGGCCGAGGCGTACGCCGTCCAGCGCACTTTCAAGGGGAGTGCCGCATGGCAGGCAAACCCAGCCCCGCTCTGATCGCGGCGCTGACCTTGGTGGTGAAGACCGCCAACAAGGCCAATCCCGTCGCGCCGTTTGCCGCAGTCGGGCAGGACAAGCACGCCGCCGCCAATTTGTACCGCTCGCGCCTTTACAAGCTGTGGCTGGCGAGCGGCAAGGGCCAGGACAAGGCCAAGCTGGCCGAACTCAAGAAAGCCTTGGGCATGACCGCGAGCAAGGCCAAGAAACCACACCAAGAACGGAGAACGCAACGTGAGCAAACCTGAACACTTCCGCGAGTTTAACGCCGAACATGCCAAGGCTGGCGCACCGTACGGTTGCGCCGATGGGCAAGATGCAACAGTCACCAAATACGATGGGCGCGACCCGCGTTATCCGCTGGTCGGGTTCTTTGGCGAGCATGACCGCCCTGTGGCATGGGCCAACAATGGCCGATTTGCATATGGCGAAGAGTCTCCAGTGGACCTCGTCATGCTGCCTCTCGGTTTTATCGACGGCAAGCCGGTATTTGTGGGCGACAAGTACCTGTTCGACGCATCTCCGGCGGAAGCGCTGCCGATTAAGCGCAACTTCGATTGTTGCCGCTGGCCTGCTCCTGCGAAGCAGTATCCGATTACGGCGATGACGAAAGCCGAGTTGAACGCCGCTTTTAACGCGTGCAGCATCGAATTTACCAGCCTCCAGCGCGTCGCCAACGCCGCTATCAAGCACGTGATTGACCACGGCCAGTTGCCAACCAAGGAAGCCTATGACCAGTGCAATGCGCAATTGGCAGCGGCTGAACAGGCGTTGGCAATGGCTGGGTATGTCTACGAAGGCGGCGAATGGCGAGCGACCGCGTTCTCCGCAGCGCCTGCACTGAGCTTCGATTATCGCGCCAAGCTGCTCAATCTGGTTTCAACCTACTTCACCAACAACGTAGGCGAAAATGTCTACAACTTGATGGAGTCAGTGCGCGCGCACTTCACGCTGAACCCGAACGAAGCCAAACCACCCGCACCGAGCCAGCCAGCGGGTGCGGCGAAGGGCCGCGATGGTGAATAAGGAATGGAACGTGATGCCGCGCGGTATCGCTTCTTACGCAATCAACAGTCGTGGGGCAACGTGATTTACGAAGCAATCGGTTACGGCGGTGGCGAGGACTTTGACAAGGCGATTGACGCCACGATGGGGTTCGCCAGCGTGAAGGAGACTGCATGAACCGCCTGCTGATTGGCCTTGCCATCCTGGCCCTGTGCGCGGGCTGCGTGCGGCGCGCGGAAACGGTTGAGCAAGTGAATGCCGAATACAAGGTAGACACGCTGTTCAGCAAAGACGGATGCACCGTGTACCGATTCCATGATGGCGGGTATCGGTACTTCACCAACTGCGTTGGATCAACCGAATGGCGCGTAAGCTGCGGTAAGAACTGCACACGCACCATTGAAGTGACTGGCGGGAAAAGAGAATCCGACGATAATTGACCGGCTCGTCGCGCCCGGTGTTGCGCGGCACTTGAAAGGGGATAGAATGCAAACAACAGAAGAGAGAACCGCAGCAGCAATTCGGGCCGTATCCGATACTACCGTATCCGAACGCCGCATACTGATCGTCCCGCTATCGACAATTACCCATACGCCGTACAATCCATCGGCGCGCACGAAGGAAGGCGCGCGCCTGAATCGGCTTGTCGAGACGATCAAGAAAAATGGGTTGATTTACCCGATCCTGATTACCTCAGACCGCAGCGTAATCGACGGCAACCGGCGCTTGACTGCGTGCCGTGCGCTGGGCCATGAAACGATTGAATGCGTCGTGTCTGACCTTGACCGCGACGAGGCGTTCACCACGATTAACACGTCTTCCATGCGCCTCGGCGGCAAGGGCTGGCTCGATATGGCATCGCGCGGCGGCGTGTTGCCGCCAAAGGAATCAGCGCAGTATGAGGAACTGCGAAACCTTGTCGGCAGCTATGGGATCAATCTCTTGATCAAGCAGAACCTCGGGCTGAATATCCTCGCGCTGTGCAAGCAGGTTGCTGCGTTAGGCGTCAAGCGCCGCCTTGAGGATATCATTCTTGAGGTTGCAACAAAGCGCCTGACGAACAAGATCAATGCTGAATTGCGAGCCGATAAGACGGCAGAAAAGAAAATCACGGCAATTAACAGGTTGCTGAGGGCCGAATAACAAAAACGCCGCCCCATCTTTCGACAGGGCGGCGTATATTTGAAGTGGTGGCTGGTGCTGAATTCCGGCTTTGCGAGTTTCCTTGGCATTGGGATCACCAGCCCTCCCCAGACCCAAGACCGAACACCGCTGGTCAGTGCATGTCTCGCATACGTCTACGCGCATCAGCATTGCGCATTCACCACATCGCGGGCCTCGGAGAACCTTCCCCATGCCCAGAGTCGAAAAGAGACAAAGCCCTCGATGTGGTGGCTCGTATCGTGAGCCAGCCGGAAGCGTGATTAAGGCATCTGTCGTGTGCGGGAAAAGAGGGGTGCCGAGGTGCCAAGCCAACGGCGCTTCAAGGTCAGTATGCCATGCCGCATTTCCCGCCGCCATTGATTTCTGCAATCAACAGCGTGACGGCGATCAAGCCCGCGCCACTTTTGCGGCACTCATCCATGCAAGATCAATCCCAAGCGCATCGGCAGGACTACGCTGTAGTTCTGTTCAACCATTGTGCGGGAGCGATAAATGAAGCGATTTCTGTTAAGTGCCAGCGTGGCCGCGTGCCTGCTGGCGGGCAGTGCCCACGGCCAGGTGCCGTCGCCGCAGTATGCAGCCAAGGCCAGCCGCGTGCTCGCCACGACGCCGTTGTTCAGCGTGAACGGGCTGACCTTGCTGCCGATTGGGATCAAGCACATTGGCGACGCCGACTGGTACGTGCTGTGCGCACAGTACCCGCACGGCGAAAACCGCTGCCTGCAAATCACGGATACCGCGTTTCTGAAGGGGCTGGAGGTCAGCTCGTCCACCGGCGCGGACGGCACGCCGCTGGTGTGGTTCCTGCAAACCGAAAACATGAGCTCCGAACAGGCCGACAAACAGTCCTACGCCATCACCGTGTTCAACGAGCGGCTGGCGCAAGTGGTCGCGCAGTTCGCCAACCCTCGCGCCAGTGCCCCGACCGCCAGCGATTGCGCCAGCCTGCCACGCCGTGCCGGCCGCGAGGCGCGCAGCAGCGCAGGCAAGGACTGCGGAACCGGCGGCGACGCCGACCCCGACCCCGCGCAGGCCAGCGCGCCACGCACGGCCAATATGCAGCAGGTCGAAGTGCCCGGCCAGCGCCCCGACCCCGAGTATCCTACCTTCGATCCGCCGTTTTCCGACCCGGCAGCCCCGCCCCCGCCCGATGACCCCGGCAGCTACGGCAACGACCCGCCCGAGCAGCCTGACGGTGCCGCGCGCCGCGTCAAGCCGCTGACAGAAACCTGCGTCGCGTCGCCGCCGCCGTTCATCGGCATTGGCTGCAAGATCAAGGTTGCCAAGCCGCCGCCGCTGCCCGACCCCGATGCCAATCCGCCGCCCGTGCCGCCCGCGCCCGACTGGTGCGCCGCCGTGCCCGCGCTGTGTACCTTCGTCAACGAAATGCCGACGCCCGACCCGCGCAAGGCCGCTTGCGTCAGCAAGTTCATCGTCGATGGCGTCGGCTGCATCGACAAGCGGGTGCGCGGCAAGTACGACCACGAACAGGAGATGCAGTGCTTCGTGGTCAGGTACGCCGAAGCCAAGCGGTGCGAGGCGACGCTCGGCGTGCCGCTGGCGACCGGCACGCAATGATCAGGCATGCGCCATGTTCCAGCCGTCAATACCGGCCTGCCGCATGTAGGCCTCATCCTCGGGCTTGGAGTACAGCAGCGCCGCGCCCTTGTGGCCGCATACGCAGGTGAGGCGCAGTTGCTGGATCGCGCCACCGCTGTGGCTGGTATGGACATAGGCGGGCGTCTGGCCGCACTGGCAGGGGTGAATCGTGGTAGGTGCAAGACGGCTTTCGACCAGCGCGAGCAAGGCATCATCATCGCGCTCGCGGATATCCTCGACCCATACCGTGACGCGCCCATGCAGCACGTAGAACAAAGCACCAGGCTCGGCGGCAAAGGCGCGCAAGGTGGCGAGCAGGTCGCTCACGGCATCGCGTCAACGGCTTGTTTCAAGGCGTCGTAGCGGACGATACAGGCTTGCAATCCGGTGAGGGCGCTGTTCCTGGTCTGCCGCAGCCACTCAAGATCGCTTGCAACCCGTCCGTCGAGAGTGGCGCTGACAGCGCTTCCTGAATCCATGGCTCCAGTGCCGGCGCTTGGAGCTTGTCCGTTTTGATCAGCCGTTCGCTGGGGCGCGATGGCGCGGATGAGCACCCGCTCGCGGTCAGTGCCAGCCAGCAGACGGCGCTGGCGATCATCGGAAATCGCTTGGTCATGGTCATGGCCCTGTTGAAGTTTGGCTACATCGGCGCGGGCTGCGTCCAGTTTGGATTGCGTTGCCGCTATTTGCCCGTTCAGGCGCGCTTGCTCGGCTTCTGCCTTGCGCGTGTTGGCGGCGTCGATGACGGTGTGGCGCGCATCGGATGCCAGTTCGCCTTCGTGGTAGACGTGCGACAAGTAGCCGCGCACGCCAAGCACCAAGGCCGTCAGTAGAGCGATACCAGCCAGCAACTGCACCAGCCATTTCGGCATGGCGAGGCGCGCGAGCAGGGCGATCATCCGAACACCAATTCCTTGCCGAGCATCTTGTACCCGACCAAGGCCAGCACGGCGAACGGTCGCCACACGAACATCAGGCCGAGGCCAAGCGCAATCAGCAGCACGGCCAGCGGCGCAAAGATGGCGCGCAAGAGGATGATGAGATATTTCATGCCTGCCCCTTTGCGACCTTGTCGGCCAGCGATCCGGTTGTCTTGAAGCGCAACAGGAAATTGCCGACGATCAGCGCCGCCATGCCGTATTGGAACAGGTTGGCAGGCACATACGGCTGAAGCTGCGGGAAACTTTCCTGCGCCAGCGGCAGTGCGCCCAGCAGCGTGCCCATCCACAAGTTGAAGTGGATCGTCCATGAGCGCCAAGCGCCCTTGATGTGGTCGATCATGCGAGTCCTCCCCCGGCACGTTGATAGGCGGCGATCAGGTCCGCCAGTTTGTTGGTGCGCTGGCCGTAGCCATTGCCGGGAAACGAGGCCCAACGGCTGGCGCACTTGGCGATGGCATCGGCAATGCGCCCGTTGCACACGTCATCGTAGGCGTGGCATTCGCGGATCAGTTGAATCGCCCACTTGTCCTGCGATTCCTTGCCGAAGTCGGGCAGGTTCAGAGACGCCTTGTAGGCTTCCCAGTAGCGGCCCATGAACTGATAGCGGCCCGCCGCATCGGAATTGGTGGCCTGATCGTGCCGCCTCGGGTGCGACACGTAACTTTGAAACAGGATAGGATTGGCAGGCGTCGAACCAACGCATACGTTGTAGCCGTTGTCGCTGGCGCTCAGTAGGCGCGGGCCTATCTCGGACCACGCGATCATATCAAGCGCCGCTTTGAGGTTGGACAGCCGGTTCATGTCATTTCCCCGCCCAATGTTGGATCAGCCACGCAATCGCGCCGCCAGCCGTGGTCGATGCCCCGCCCACCAGCATCAGTGTCTTCCAGCCGCCGCGCGCCTCGGATAGCGTGATCAGCACTTGGTCCAGCTTGGCGGTCAGTTGCTGGTTGCTCTGTTCCAGCGCCGACAGGCCAACGGTGAGGTGATTCACTTGCACCTCCAGTCGGGCAATGTCGATGCGGGCGGTGGCGAGGGCTTCGGTCTGGTCGGGCATGGGCAGGCTTTCTGTTCAATATGTCCCCATTGTTGCCTATTTCCTGATGTAAATAAAGGCGCGATGGGCGATTTGTTGCTAGGAATCCTCTTATTTATGCGGTCATCAGCGCGCCCTTGGAATAAAAGCACTGGCGCAAGTCGTTCGGCGTGACGCGGTGTTTCTCGTCGGGGTCAAGTAGCGTGGTCCCGCCCGCCATCAGCAGCGCGAAATTGTGTTCACTGCACCACCATTTGCGGTCGTCGTGCCAGTCGTCGGACTTGAGTAGCGGGATACCGAATGCGCCAGGGAAGTCATAGGGCTTGCCATCCTGTGCCGCGCCAAACGCAATCGCCGCGTCGAGGTCTGGCACCCATACCGGCATGTCTTGCCATCGCTTGATGCCCGCCATCGCCACCGCCACTGGCACCGCGCGGCACCCGTGCGTCATGTTGGCCTCGTAGGCGGCATCCCCGATGATGGCGATGGAGTGCGAGAACAGCGCCGATCCACTCAGGATGCCGATGGCGAGGCTCAGCGGGTTGTACGGCCAACGCGAGGTGAATCGAATCGTAACGTAGCCCGCGCGCGCCATTACAGCCCCGCTGCGGTGATGAACAACTGATCCAGCGCGGCCTCATCCATGCCGAGCGCCGCGCCGATCATGCCCACCAAGGGCCTAGCCCGCACCACGGCGCTGGAGTAGTCCCACTCGATGCGCGCCGCCTCTTTCGTTGGGCTGGGCAGGCTGTTGATGGCCGTTTCCACGTCCGCCAGCTTGCCCGCAGCGAGCAATGCCAGCCGCGCCTGTCGCATCGTGACGGAAGGCGGGACATACTGAACTGGTACGTCCTCCACTTCTTGCTCGGTGATTCCCATCGCATCGCGGTTGGCCGGGTCGGCAAACCAGCCTGCCGGGTACTGCACATCGTCAAACACGTGCATGCGGTTGATGTCGAACTCAGCGCCATCCTTGTAATACTTGATCATTGTTGCTCCCTTAAATGAAGGACATGAAGTTGGGTGGCGCTTTGTAGTACGTGACGTTCACCGAGCTGCCGCTGTTGCCCAAATTCGTGCTCGCCTTGGCGACAATGGTCGTTCCAGCCTGTGCGCCCGTATCTTTGAGGGTGGCGTATTCGATGGTGATCGTGCCGCCGCCAATCTTCTGGAAGTAGCCGATGAAGCCAGAGGTAGCGGAAACGAATGTCAGCGGCAGCGGGGCCGTGCCGACCAGAGAGAAAGAATTGGCAGCAACGGTTGCACTATTGGGCAAGATCAGCTTGCAGCCGGGGTCCATCGTCAGCGTATTGATCTGCGCGCCGTTCGGCAATTGGACCCCGCCGCTGCCGGGGCAAGCCAGCCACAGGTTGGCGGCAAAAAGTAGCGTACCAATTTGCGTCAAGTCCTTCAGTGTGGCGCTGGTATCCGTTACTTTGATGGTCGTGCCGCTAAAGGTGAATGTGAACGAGGTTGGGACGAGAATCGCCCCTGTGCCAGTCAAGGTGTAGGTGCCACTGCCCGCCGTAAAACTGTTACCCGATGTACTGGCACCGCTTGTATCGAGCTTCGGGGCGGTGACGTTATAGCCGCCCCCGCTGAAATTGTAAGGTGCGCCGGGGTCAAACCAGTTCCATGCACCAGTCACGACAAGATTGCCGCCAAGGGTGCAGAAACCGTTCATTTGCAGAGTATTGATCGTGGCTGGCGGCGTGAATGTTTGCGCGCTTGCGCTGCCAACCGTCAGCGTGGAAATGCTGGCCGTGCCAGCAAAATTTGCCGTCGCGCCGGTAACTATGATGCCGCTGCCCGTGAACGTCATCGCCGCCGCGCCGGTCGTGTTGATGGAACTGACTGCTTCCGCAGTGGCGGCGATGGAGCGCGATGCACCGGAGTTGGCGTCGAAGATTGCCGTGTCACCAGTGGTCGGCCATGTGCCATTCGATGCGCCGCCAGAGGTATTCGACCAGCCGCCCGCCGTCTTCCAAGTGGTGAGCGCGGGGAGTGCGTACATGGTTGTCATAGCGCGCCCTTACACCACGTTGGAGATGGCCGCCACCAAGTCCCACTTCCCGTCGGCGGCGTTGTAGATGAAACCGAGGTACATCGTCTTGCCAGCTACCGTCGTGGTCGGGAACGGCAGGTCGGACGAGGCGCGGTAGGCGGTGGCATACGCCAGCGTGCGTGCCGTGCCGTTGTCCTTGATGCGGAACATCAGCCCTTGCCCGTCCAGCGGCGAGCCTGTCGGCGCACCCAGCGTCAGATTGACCGCTTGCGCCGTTAAGATCGAAATATCGGTCGTGGTCGCGTTCGGCGTCAGCGTAGCGGTCGATGTGGCCGTGGCCGAACGGCGCAGGATCGTGCCAGGCGGGCCAGCGTCGCCAGTGCGCTGGAAGAACAGCAAGAGCAAGTCACCACCAACAAACGGACTCGCCGCACTGCCGCCGATACCGGCGACGGAAATACTCCGATACCCTGCGGGCGACGACATCCCAGTAACGCTGAACACTAAGAATTTCGATGGATCGCCCGCCTTGACCAGCCGGATTGTGCCCTTGATCGTGCTGGTCGAGTCGTCGAAGGTATCGAGGATCGTCGTGTAGTCAGCGCCACCAACAGCCAAGAGATCGGCGTCGATCACGGTTGTGGCGCTCTGGCTGCCACTTCCAACTAGACGGATTAACCCAGCGGTCGGATCGCCATCAACAGTAGAACTGCTGAGTGTGTACGGGATCGCATAGGCAGTGCCCGCCGCCGCCGCGTTGAAGCTGGCGACGCCCGCATTGAACTGCGCTCCGAAGACAGGAAAATTCGATACAAGGTACGACATCGCCACGTCGAACGTCGGCTGATCTTGCGTGCGCGAAGGCAGCAGCGTCGGATCGAGAAATACGGTAATCTGGTTTGCCATTAAACGGTTCCTTCGATTTGGAGGTTCATCTTCGATTGCGGGAAGCTCTCGACCACATTCTTAAAGCTGGAGTAGCGCCCGAACAGGCAGGCGCTGCCGAATTCCTTGGCCCCGATCCACGCCACCGGCTTCTGGCGGTAGCCTTCCAGTGTTTCAATCACGAAGTCGATCTGGCTGTTGTCGATCACGATGTCGAGGTCCATGCGCTTGGCGAAGTTGCGGATCACCTGATTGCTGGTGCCGTCGAAATTGAAGTTGATCGTGCTGTAGTCCTTGATCTCGCGGCTCAAGCCGTACTGCGACAAGCCGACATCGACCAGCGGCCCGAGCGCGCATGTGCCGCATTTCGCGGTGCCGCCCGGCTTGCGAATGGCGATGGTGACGAGCGCATTGGCATACGGCGGCAAGGCCACGCTGACCGCGTAGGTGCGCTTCTGGATGCGCTTGAAGCACCAGTTGTAGAAGCTGGAACCGGAGTTCGACACGATCAGCGATTGGGTTTCGCTGTAGACCAAGCCTTCGCTCAGATCGACCACGGACCACCGGACTTCGCTACCATCCACGTTGGCGAGAAAAAGACCCTGCGCGATGGCCTGCGGCGACAGCACCATCAAAATCTCTTCGGCGTTGCTGGTCTGCGTGTTGTTGTACTGGTCCAGCAGCTTGCGGCGGTTGATGACCGTGGCGACCAGCGGCGTCCATTTGGTGGTGTCGCTCAGCGCGTTGCCGACGTTACCGGCCACCAGCGACTGGTACATCGCATAGGTGGCCGGGTCGTAGACTTGCGCGCCGCTAGCAAAGGTGGCGCCGGCGCTGTACGGGGTTTCGGTGATCGCGACGTTGGAGTAGGCCAGGCCAGCGCCGGGAGCGATGACATCGGCGGCGCGCGTAACCGGCGCGGTCGTGGTCGGGATATAGCCGCTAATCGTGTCGGTAACTTGAACCCGCGTTGCCAGGATCGACGCGCCCGCCGTGGTGGACGTGCTCAGGTCAGGGTAGATCATTGCGGCACCGCCCGCCGCGATCTGGTAGGTGCGCTTGATCCGCACCAGCGTATCTTCCGTCGCCGAGAGGTTGGTTACGCTGAACAGTCCACCGGTAGACTGCGTGATTGTGCCGGGTCCATACAGGATGACGCCAACCGACTCTGCATTCGCGCCCCAGCCCGATCCGCCGCCGATGGCATCGTAAAGCCCGACTTGGACTTGCGAGGAACTGCCAGCCCGCAGCGCGATCTCATAGTAACGATCTGCGCCAGCAGGGACAGCGCCGAACGTATTGGCGCGGTTCTCGTTGCTGGTGCCGAGCGCCTTGCTGACGGTCTGGTAGACCAGCCCGTAGTAGGTTAATGACGATGGCGCGACTGCGGCGCCGGCCCACCCGCTGGTCAGCGTTTCGGAGCCGCCGACAAAGTTAGTCGCCGCCACCGGCTCGTACAGCACATACGGTGCCTTGGTCAAATCGCTCGGGTCATACGTCACCGCCAGCGTATTGACGGGAACCGACACCAATGTTCCGGTGCGGTCGTACACCATTTTCGTGGACGCACGCGTACACGCCACGTCGCCAAAGGCGACTGGATCGATAATCAGCATAGTGCCTTAAACGGTGGTAGTGTTGATGGACTCGCCGCCGAAGATCACCCGCTCCAGCAAGGAAACCATGTCCAGCGTTTTCTTGTTGAGGCTATAGTTCTCGTCGCTGTTGGCCTTCTTGAGCTGCGATACTTCGGAGCGCAGCGCCTTGATTTCCGTGAGCAGCGCAGCGCTGTTGTCCGATGGGCTGGACAGGCGACGCATCAGTTCGCGATTGTCGGCGGCAGGAATGATGCGCTCGTCCTTGTGGACCTTCGCCACCATGTCGGACGGCAGCGAATTGGTGCCCACGTCGAACGAATGCAGCTTCGCTTCGCTGCTGCCCGCAATCGCGCTGCCGATGTCGGCCAGCGAGGTGCCGTTCTTGACTTGCTGGAGCCAGAATTGCAGCCCCGCCGCATCGGCAGAATGCCCGAGCATGGTTTTATACATGCCTTGGATCGTCGCTTCCGGCGAACCGGCAATCGCGCTGGTGATCGCATCAACCGACACCCCCGACGCCGCCTGCTGCTGCCAGTACGCCAAGCCTGCCGCATCCGGCGCGCGGCCAAGTGCTGACTGGTAGGTCGAATTGACCGCCTTGGTCGCGGCGTTGACCGGGTTCGCCATCGCCGACAGCAGCGCCGTATTCAGCCCTTGGATCGCCTGGTCAATCGACAGCAGCGTGGTGGACTGCCCCTTCATGATGTCGATCTGCTTCTGCGCATCGCTAACCACCAGATCAAGCGATTTCAGTTGCTCGTTGAGCGCGTCGAGCGACTTTTGCTCGACCGTCAGTGCATCGTCGGTGATGCCTGCCAAGTCGGAAATGTCGTTCTTGGTACGGTAGAGGTCGGCCAGATAATCGCTGTAATTCGAGAACTGGCCCGAGGCATCCTGCCCCACCGTGGACAGCGCCTTCTTGATCGCTTCCGCATCCGGCAGCACGCCGCCCGCCTTCGCCAGTGCCAGCGCGGTGCGAATCTGCGCCTGCGCGCCCGCGCGGTCGGCCACCGCCGCACCAGGCGAGTTCATGCCATCCAGCGTGGCATGCAGCGCCTGCGACAGCGAGGTCAGCTTGGTGATGGCCTTGGTCTCGGCATCGACGCGGCTCTGGATCAGCACCTTCTCGCGCGCCACAATCGATTGCAGTACCGAGAATGCGCCATCCACGCCCGACATCAGCGACGACGCCTCGGCTTTGGTCGCTTCGATGCGCGCCACGATGGCCGCCTTCGCCTCTTCCTCGGCCTTGGCCTGCGCCTTGAGCGCCTCCGCCGCCGCATCGATGGCCGGATGCACCAGCGCAAACGAGTCGGCCAGCTTCATCATCGCCGTGAACTGCTTGGCGCCCGCTTCGGTGGTCAGGTCGAGCGAATCGACGCACGCCTTGAACTGGTCGCGCGTGGTGACGGAGGACAGGCCAAGCCCCGCCATCGCCGCTTCCAGCGCCGCTTGCACCGGAGCCAAGCGCTGCGCTTCGGTCAGGAAGTTCTGCGCATAGCCCGCCGCCTGCTGGCCGAGGATCGCCGCCCCGCCCGCCAGATCGATCAGCCGCTCGCGCGCCGTGGCCGAGGCGATGCCGAGCGAACCGAATACGTCGCTCGCGTTCTTGCCGATCAACTGCGCGATCTGGTTGGTGGCCGCGAAGTCGCCAGTGAGTCGCTGCAAGGTGGCCGAAGCCGTTTCGCCGGTCTTGCTGAACTGGTCGAGATTCGGAACCAACCGCGTTGCGAGCTGGTCGCTGATGCCAGCGAAGAAATCCGTAACCGCCTGCTGATCCTTGGCCGCATCGCCGCTATAGGCGATGTCGAAGGTGGTCTGGAAGCTGTCGATGGCGCTGCTGGACACGCCGAGCGCATCGGCTGCCGACTTGGCCGACGACTTGACCGCGCCGAACGCCTGCGACAGTTGCGCCACCATCTCCGCGCTGAAGTCGGTCCCTTTGCGCCAGTCGCGGTCACTGGTTAGCCAGCCGCCATCCTGGTGCAATTGCTGATAGCTCTGCCCGCCCGCGCCAGTACCATCGAGCCAACCCATGATGCCAGTGCCCTTGACTTCGGTATCGCCGTGGCCGAACGCTGCCTTGCCGATGGCGAAGGCAGCCACCGCCGCGCCGACCCACGGCAGCGCCGATGCCACCGCGCCCAATCCAGACGACAGCGCGCTCGCCACGCCCGGCCCGACCACGTCGGCAATCCCGCTGCCAATCGACATGCCGAGCGAGGACGTGAGGCCGGATCCGATGCCAGCGCCGTTCAGGCCGCCCGCCAAGGAACCCATGAAGCCGGATCCGAGACCGCCAACCGCCGTCATGCCGCCCGTGAATGAACTGTACAGGTTGGATGCCCCCTGCGCCATGCCGATCAACCCGCCAGACGATCCCGCCTGCGTCGCCCCAGGAACCATGATCGACGCGCCCATATTGCCGATGTATTGCAACGGCACTTGCAGCACTTGCTGCGCGATGGCCGTCTTCAGCTTCTTCCATGCATTCGCGCCGCCGTTCATGATGGCATCAGCCAGCGTGGTTTCGATGTGCTTGGCGGTCGTATCCCATTCGCGCGATGCCTTGTCGGCGGCAGTCTTGGCGGCCTTGTCGGCGTCGGCGGTATCCAGCGCCCTAGCGATGCGTTCGTGCGCTGCGCGCTGGTCTTCCAGATACTTGAGGATCACCGGAGCCTGCGCGATTTCTTCATCCGTCGCGCCGTTGGCCGATTGCTGCGCCATGAACTTGTTCTGGTAGGCGATGGCGAGGTCCAGTTGCGCGACAGTCTCGCGCTCTACCGCGCCCTTGCTTTGCTCGTGGCCGCGATTGGCTTCTTCGAGCTTGGTGGCTTCCTGATCGAGCGAGGTGAGGTACTTGTTGATCGCGTCGTCGGACTGCTTGATCGCGCCGTCGCGTGCAGCCATCTGCGCTACCACATCCTCGCCACCGGCATTGCGCATGTCGTCGGTGAACTTCTGGTGCGCTTTCACCAGTTCGTCATACTTCGCTTTGCGCGCCGCGATTTCCTCCGGCGTCTTGGCGATGGAGCCTTGCACAAGCGCCGATTCCTTGGCGAACGAGATCGCTTCGGCTGCTATGTATTCGGCGCGCGCTGCGGCGCGGCCAGCGTAGAAGTCGTCATCCGACAGACCGAACTTGGAATGGTAGGTCGCCAGCATCTTGTCGCGCTCGTCGTAGACCGACTTCTCGCTTTCGAGCGCCGTCCTCTCCAGTGTCAGCGCATCTTGCAGCTTCTTCGCGCGGTCGTCATGGCCCTTGGTATTCTCGCGGCCTTCGGTGTCGCGGTAGTGCGGCGTGCCGCCGTACACTTCCTTGGCAAGATCGGCTTGCGCCTTGCGCTGGATTTCCAGACTCTTGCCCGCGTTGATGAGCGACAGCGCCTGCGCGTTGGTCGCGTATTCCTGATCGACTTGCAGACGCGCGGCAGCGTCGGCCTTCTGCTTGGCGAGGCGATTAGCGACGCGCTCGTCATACGAACGCTGGAAGCGGTCGGCCTGCCCGGCCAACGCAACTTGCGCCGCTTCGTACTGGCTTTGCTCTTCGGTCAGCGCGGCGGACCATTCATTCCTGACCTTCTGGCGCTGCTGGTCGGTCGTGGCATCGCCGTATTTGCGCCCGAATTGGGTGTCGATGTCGCCGCTGGCCTTGAAGTGCGCGGCCCACGTGCCGGCCATCTTCGCGCCGTTCAGGATGTTGTCGATGGCGTTCGCCACGCCGACCATAATCGACGCAAGGTCTCGCCCCCACTCGGCCAGTTGCCCGTTCTTCGCCAGCTCCGATACTTCGCCGTTGGCGTCCTTCAAGCCGGAAGTCAGCGCCATCACGGACACCGTCAACACTTCGTTGAAGGTCTCGCCAAACTTGGTCTTCAGGTCGTCCACGTATCGCTGCATCGACAGGATTTGCTTGCCCGCCGTGCCCATCGCGGCTTCATAGGTGCCCGCGATATCCGCGCCGCGCTCGATGACGGCATTCAGGCGCGCTTGCACCCGCTCGTTGTCGCTCAGCTCCTTGGTGGTCTTGCCGAGCGAGTCGGCCATCTGCGCATAGGCGTTTTGCAGGCTGACGTTGATGCCGATGTTCCGCAGGATCAGCACGTTGCCGCGCGAAATGCCGTTGACCAGCCGCTCGAACGCTTCCGACGAATTGATGTTGCCGATCACGGCGGCGTCCTGCGCGATGCGCGCCAGCTTGGAGGCGTTCGCCAGATCGACGTGCGCCTGCACCAGCTTGATCGCGGAATTGCGCGACTCCAGCATCGTGATGCCTTGGCGCGCGATGCCATCCGCCGCCGCTTCCATCTGCGTTTTGGTGTAGCCCGCCGTGCGACCTACCGTCTCCAGCACCACGCCCAGCGTTTCGTAACGCGCCGCCATCAGCGCCGAATCCTTGATGTACTCGCCAATCTTCAGTGCCGCATAGCCAGCGGCCAGCAGCTTGAGCGCGTCGGTCAGCATGTTGGTCGAATTGCGCGCGTCCTCCTTGGCCTTGTTGGCGGCGCGCAGTGCGTCCTCATGCGCCTTGACGGCGGCCACCGCGTCGCGGGTCTGGTCGGTCACGCCCATTTGCGCGGCTTGGTACGCCATCAACTGCGAGCGGCTCATGCCCACGGTCGCGGCCTGCTCGCGGAACTTCTCGATCAGTTGCGCCTGGCCGAGCGTCAGTTGCGCGGTCGAGCCGCCCAATGCCGCGTTGGCCTGCGCCGCCTGTTTCGCCTGCTCGGCCTGCGCCTGCATGATCTTAGTGGTATCGGCAATCTGGCCGTTGCTGCCCCTTACCTTCTGCTCGACCACCGTTGCCGAGTTGCCGAGCGCGTCGAGCGCCTTGGTGCCCTCGACCACTTGGCGCGTATCCATTTCGATACCGATGCTTGCGATGTCTACGCCCATGTGCCGCCCAATAAAAAAGGCCCGCCGCAGCGAGCCTTGGAAAAGAAAAAAGCCCGCCGCAGCGAGCTTTCGATTATGTCTGGTGATGCTTTGCTTTACTTGTAGGTCACGGGATCGCCGTCACTCAGGCAGCGGTTCACCCATTCGGTTGCGGAGAACGGCGCCTTGTCGCTCTCCACCGCGATCTTGTCGCGCGCCGCGATGAAGCGCCGGAAGCCGTCATAGCCGCCCATCCTGTTGCGCGAATTGACTTCGCCGCATACTGCCTTGCCGCCAGGCGAAATGGCGACGGCGCGGAACCGTGCAGAATCGGGATCGGTCAAATCCCAGCGCACCATCGCCATTGCCGCCAACATCATTTCCTTGTCGGATGCCGCCAGCCGTGCGTCGAGTTCGCGCATGCTCGGCTTGGCCGCCTGCGCCGCCACCGTTACCACCATCAATGCCACCAGCATGAACTTTTTCATATCGCCCCCGTTGTGTCGTCGGGCAATATTACATCGGAAACATCGCCGCGCGCTGATTTGCATCAATCTCCGGCGCGCGGCTTGCTTTGGTGATTCACATACAACGCATCGAGCCGGTCAATGACCGATTCCTCATAGGGGTCGAGACGCAATCGCTGGCGCTGCTGCCATGCGAGTATTTCCGCACTCGCCAACGGCGCAACACCCATGCCGTTCTGCCGCTTGCCGCACATCGACCAGAAATACTCCAGCAGGTAGTGCAGTTCGTGCGGGTAGGGAACAGGGGCCAGTTCTTCCGGCGTGATGCCGGTCGTGCGCTGGATGACTTCAAGATGGCTGCGCAGCGTACAGTCATCGTCCTGCACTTCGTTGAGAACTAGCTGCTGCTCGAAGAACGCAAGCAGCCCTTGCGTTAGACCTTCAAAAAATTAGCGTCTTGCTCCAGCGCGGCGGCCACGCGGTCCTGCCAGGTCGGGAACTTGTCGAACGCGGCGGCGATCTGCGCCTTCGACAGTTGCAGCGGTGCGCCGCCGCTCTCGAAGCCGTAGCTTTCGACGGTCACGGCCAATGCCAAGCGGCGCTGGTTGTCGTCCACCAGATTGACCAGTTGCATCGCGCCCTCGTCGGTCGAGGTGTCGATGGCGGTCTTGCGCTTGGCGGCGCGCTTGTGGCCTTCGGCGCGAATGGCGGCGTGTTCGGCTTGGTATTCGGGACTGTTCTTGCCGACGATGCGGAAGCCTGCCTTCGGCTCGCCGTCGTCATCGAACAGCACCGGCACGTCATGCGTGACACGCCTCGATGCGCCTTCGAGGATGCTGTCGAAATCGACGCCGGTCATGATTTTCTGTGCTGCGTTCAGTTCTTTGTTGCTCATGGTAGTGCCTCTCTTCGCGGGATAGTCAATGCCCGTGCCGACTGCCGCGCCCCGCGAAGGACGACAGCAGCCAGCCGGTGCTCAGTGGTGGCTTGCGCCGGGTTGGTTAAGCTGCGGAGTCCTGGATCGAGATGATGGTCTGATCGTTCGCCAGCGCCGCCCCGCCCAGCGCATTGATCTGCGCAGTGAACGGGTAGGTGCGGATCACGGCCTTCTCGCCATCGTCCGGCGCGTCGTCGGTCAGCTTCAGCGCCGACAGGTTGACAGCGATAAAGTCGGAGTTGTTGGTGGTGTCGGCGGCCATCACGGCGACCAGCGAAGTCACCGTTTCGTTGTCGTACAGCGTGCCCAACGTGGTGCTGTCGAACAGCGCCGAGAACGTGCCGGATACCTCGATGCGGCCACGCGACATGTCGGGGTTGAAGTTCGAGCCGACGACCGGGCCGATGGCGTTCAGGTTGCCCTTGATGGTCAGCGAAACGCTGGTAACACCGAGTTGCGCCACACCATTCGCCATCAGCACGCCGCGCACGGCGGTCAGAACCGGCGTGGTGGTGGCGGCAGTTGGCGTGGTCAGCACTTGCGAGGTGCCACGCGTGCGCACGCCAAGGCCCTGCGATGCCAGCTTGATCGTCGCGTTGCCGCTGGCCGGCAGGCCAAGGTCGGCTTGACCGATGCGCAGGTCTGGGAACAGTTCGCTTTTGCTGATGTCACCGTACCATTCTTCAACGCTGAATATCGTATCGGTGTGGCCGGTCAGCGGAGCCAGCGACTTTTTGCCCATCACGGCGATGGTGGACGATGCAATCGGGCCTTCCGCGATCAGCGTCGATCCATTCAGCGTCACGCCGGTCAGCACGGTCGCGGTCAGGCCAGTGACGACGATGTTGTTGTCACGGTTGACGCCGTTGACGTAGGTGCCCGCCGTGATACGCACCACGTCACCGATCTTGAAGCCATCGGCCAGGTAACTGCCGGTGGCGCGCGTCACGGTGTAGGGGCCAGCGCCCGCGATGGTCAGCCCGACGCCGGTAGCCGATACGCCAGCGGTGAACACTTTGCGCAGCAGGCTAGCCAGCGGAGTTGCGTAGGTGCCCGGCGACAGAAGGCCATCGAAGTCCCACGAAGTCGAAGCGGTGCCGAGGTTGACGCCGGTCGATTGCTGGTGCTGAACGATCTCGTCGTTCGCGTAGGTTGCGCGCGATTTCTTGGCGATGGAAGTCTTGCGGCGCAGGACTTGGCCGCCAGAACCCGCTGCCGGAACACCAAGCCCGGTTTGGGCCTTGATGACGGTGATTTTGTTGATGCCCTGTGCGACGGTCATGTTGAAAGCCTTTCAAAGAAAAGGCCCGCCGCAGCGAGCCAAAAAGAAAAGCCGCGTTGAAAAGCGGCTCGGGTAAGGATTACTTGAAGATGTCGGCGTGCCAGCGCACGCGCACTACTTGCGCCCAGCGGTCATCGTCGCGCGCGCCTTGGCTGATTTGCGGTGTCGCGTCGATCTGCACCGTCACGCCGCCATCGCTGAACGTCGCGCCGCGTGCGAACAGGTCGCGGATCATTTCAGCGCGCGTTTCCGCTGCCAGGGTGCCGATGCCGAGCGGGTATTTCAGCGTGACTTGGAAGATGCCGCGTTCCTGGTAGAAGCCGCTGCCAAGCGTCGAATTGTCGGGCTGCGCGGGCAGCAGGTAGGCTTCCTGATACGGCGTGCTGGCATCCGGCGAGAACGACTCGCCTTGATGCACGGTATGCATCGCTGGCGTCATCGCGTCGAGCGCATTTGTTAGCGCGTTGCGGATGCTTGGAATGGCTGCGGTCATGGCTTGTAAGTCTCCCATCCCTGCGCGAAGTCGGCGGCGCTGGTGCCGTTGCGCACGCCGTTGATTGCGTCATCGAACATCGTGCGGAACTCGATCACGGTCAGCATCACCAGCCCATTCGGCGCTTGACGCGACCAGCCTTTTTCGATGCGCTCGGAATAGGGAACGTTGTTCATCAGGTAGTAGATGCGCCCGGCCTTGGCATTGCCGATGATGTTGGCGTGGGCCGCCAGCGTGGCAGACCCGTCTTTGTCGATATTCCAGTTGTCTTTGGTGGCGAGGCGCGACAGTCCGCCCTCGCTTGTATTTGGCGTCCATTCGGATACGACCCACGCGCCCCGGAATCTGCCGCCACTGTATCCCTTTGGCGCGGGCCGCTGCCAGTACGACGCATCGCCAACCGGCGAGCGCATGACTAGCCGCTGGTCGATCTTAAACAGTACCATGCGAAGAACGGTATCGGTGTCGGCCTTGGTCTTGACGATGAACTCCGCGATCTGGAGCGAGAACGCTTTCGCCATCAGAGCTTGCCGATCAGCGTGAACATGACCGGCACGCCGCCCGGCTGGAGCGCATCCACGGCCTTGACGGTATAGGTCTTGCCGCCTGCGGTAACGAGGTCTTCCAACTGCGGTTCAGGCAGCGCGCCGCCCGTTGCCGCCAAGGTGGAAATCATCAGCTTGCGGTCGCCGGTCACAACCAGCGTGCCCGCTGCATTGGCCGCGCCCATGTCGCGCGAGGTGACGGCCATTTCGATGCCCCACACGGTTGCGGTGATCGGATCGGGCGTCACGACTGCGCCATTCTGGTAGGTGCCGGGCTGCTTGCGAGTGATCGTGATCAACTGGCCGTCAGCGCGGAATGCGGCGTCAACGTCGCGCGCGTCTTGGGCGTAGCTCATGCTGCTGGTCTTTCGTAATCGTGCGGCGGTGTCTTGTCGAAGCGCACCGCCTTGATCGTGGCTTTGCCGTCGATCAGCGCGCGCAGCACGCGGTGCCATCCGTCCATGATGAAGCCGGTTTCGTCCAGAATAATCGGGTGGCTCGTATCTACGTCCAGCGCGCGGCGCACATGATGCGCGATGCCGTAGGCCGATCCGACTGGCGTCCATACCTCCGAGCCGGAGTAGATCGCGGCCAGCGGCAAGTCGAATGGCGTCAAGTCCTTGGCGCGGGCAATAAGGCTCGGCACGCTCCAGACCTTCACGCCATCACGGAAGGTGTTGTCTGCGACTGCGCAGCCGTCAATCTTGACGGTCGGCGCTGTCATGCGCGCACCAGTTGTGCGCCAGTGCCGCCCGCGCACAAAAGGGGCTTGAGCAGTAAGTCCACGCTGCGATACCGCACATATTCCGGCGTGCCCTGCGCGTACTCGGTGCGGATCGGGCCAACGGTCTTGGCGATGACCTGGCGTTGAAGGTCTGGCGCAAGCTCGCCTTGTGCGGCCTTGAACGCGATCTCTGCACAAGCCTGCACGACCTGCGCCGGCACTGTGTTGTACGGCACGTAGTAGGCCAGCCGACCGAATCCCACATCGTCAAGCTGCACGTCGATGCGCGGCCAGTCGAGCGCCTGCGTGGTCGTGGCACGTGCGCCCTTCCACTTGGTGCGGTAGAAGCCGGAGAGGTAATCAGTGGCGCGTCGAATCGCCTGCTCTTTTTCTTCGGTCGTGATCGTGGCCCACAGCGAATTGCCGCGTGCGGCGTGGTGCGCGTCAGCCTGCGCAACCGTCGCCAGAGCTTCGGCATCCGCGCGGCCTGCGCCGTCCTCAGTGATCAGGCTCATTCGTCGCTTTCTTTCAGTTCGCCGCGTCGAGCAGCGCGCGCAGTTCAGCCTTGCTTGCGCCTTCGGGGAATTCGATTCCGCGCGCGGTCAGTTCGGCGCGCAGGTCGGCAATGCCGAGCTTTGCGGGCGCGGTCGATGAAGCTGGTTCGGCTTCGAACAGTTCGTGCGTGTCGGCGTCGAAGTCGGATTCGTTGATGACGACAAAGCCGAGCGGGTTGTCGTCGGAGACTTCAGATTTGATGCGAACGGTTGGGATCATGCGTTCCTCGCGGGTGGGTGAAGAAAGGGGCCGAAGCCCCTTCCATGTCGGTGATTAGCCCTTGAGCACAGCGATATGCTGCGACTTCCAAGCCTTGATGCCATAGACGCACGACACGAGGAACATGGCCTTCATGAAGCCCTTGTATGCGCGAATCTCGAACACGAGGCCCGACCACGGGTCTTGTACCAGCATTTTGTCCACAGCAGCATCGCCGCCCTTCGGCTCGGCCATCGGGCGCATGGCGATTTCCAGCGCCGACTTGTGGAAGGCGATGTTGCCGGTGTAGCTGTTACCCACGGTGACGGCGGTAGCCGATGCCGGCACGGCTTGGCGCAGGCCAGGCTCAGCAATGGTGACGACACCCGGCGCGGCCAGTCCGCTGGCAACGACATATTGGTTCGTGTCGCCAGCGAAGGTGATCACGTCACCAGCCACGATGGTGCCAGAGCCGGTGATCAGCGTGATCGCGGTCGCACCGACCGCATAGCCTGCGGTATTGGTGGTGTAGCTGGTGCCGGTGCCCTTGGTCGCCAGACCGATGCCCGCCGACTCCTTCAGCATCAGCCCTTGCAGGTTCAGCAGTTCGCCTTGGCGCAGCAGTTGGGTGCTGCCCGCCTCGTTGGCCTTCTGGAGCGTGGCGAGGTTACGCAACTTGGTGCCGGCTGCGGTATTGATCGCCAGCGTGGACTGGCCGTCCATCGGCATGCCGTTGTCCACGAGGATTTGGCGCACTTCGGCCACTTCGTTGAAGTTCGATCCGAACGGCGTGGTGCCGGCGGTGCCGAATGCGCGCGAGCCTGCCTTGTAGGCCGCTTGCCACATGCTCGATTCCATCTGGTTGGTGATGGCGCGCATCGCCTGCGCGACTTGGTCGCCATAGATGGTCTCGAAGCCCGCGCCATTGGCGACGTGCTTCATGTCTTCGCCGGTCCACGGGATCATTACGCTGGCCGGGGTGTCGATGATCAGCGTCTTGTTATCGACGGTCTGATCGGTGCCTTCCGGGATGGTCATGGAAGGCGTGATGCCCTGCACGGTCGGGGTGCGGGTGAAGTGCGAGCGCACGGTATCGCCCAGGGCTGCGGCTTCCGAGCCCGTGTTGATGGTTGCCGAAGGTAGGATGCCGATCTGTTCGCGCCCGACGATATCGGCTGCGCGGTAGATGTCAGCGGCCAGGTTGGTAAGTACGTTTGCCATGTGTAGAGCCTCGTTAAGAAGTGGTGGTTTGAGTTTGAAAAACAGGCAGGCCATCCAGCCCAAAACACCAAGCCTCATCCGAGGCGCTGGCGATGTGTGTTGCGGGTTCTGCTGATGCTAAAAAGCCCGCACGCGGCGGGCCTGTAAATCTGCTTTGATGCGGGCGTCAATCGGTGACGGTGCCGCCCGTTTTCGAGAATTCCATGCGCGCTGCTGGCGATGCTGCGTCGAACTGCGAGCGCGTCCACGACTTGTCGCCGCCCCTGCCGCCTTGACCCTGCGATGCGCCGCTGCCCGATGCGCCAGAGCCCTTGAGGATCATGTCTTTGTTGGCATACTGGCCGACCATGACTTGCATCGCTTCCTCGAAATCGGCGTGGTTGCCGTGGTTGACCGCCGAGAAGATCGGCGTGCCATCGGGATTCATCGGAACCAGCTTTCCGCCCTCGACCTTGAAGCGGTCGCCGAACACCTTTTGCGCGATGTCGGCGGGGATAGCGAGCTTGTCAGCGATGAACTTCGAGCCAGCGAACGAGCCGCCGATGATGTGGTTGTTCAGGTCTTGCGTCAGCTTGCTGTTTTGCTCGGTCAGCGCCTTTTCCTTCTCGGCGGCGGCGCGGGTGGCAGCGGCAACGGCTTCCTGTGCCGAGCGGGCGGCGGCGTCCTTGATTTCCTGGACCTTGCCAGCCGTGACCAGCTCGCCGTCTTTCAGGTTCTTGACCATCTCCAGCGCCTTGCGCGCAGCCTCGCCGTCCTCGATGCCCTCGAAGCCTTTGAGCTTGCCTTCGGCGGCTTCCTTGGCTTCGCGGTGGGCCTTGGCTTCGCCGTTCAGGCGCGAGATCGTGGCGACGGTGCCGGCGGCGTCGTGCGCCACTTCGCGGCCATCGTCCAGCACATATACGGGCTTGCCGTCTTGCAGGACTGCGGCACCATTTGCGTCGAGTTTGAGTTTCATTTGCTGACTTTCTCGGGCATCCACCCGTGTTGGCGATCCGTCTTGGATCATTGCGCCCTAGTCCATCCGGCATTCGGGCATGAAAAAAGCCGCTCTAGGCGGCTTCGGTAAATCGTTTATATCGTTCAATGCGTTTCGTACTTGGCGCGCAGATCGGACAGTTTGAGTGGATTACCGCGCATGTCCACAAGGTCGCGGGTAGTCATTTTTCCGGCTCTGAACAACTCCGCTCGGCCTTTGCCTAGCGTCTCATCTTGATAACCTTGGCCCATCATCGTCAGGTATTCAGGGAAAGTAGTCTTAGCCGAAATCTGCCCACTGGACGATGCGCGCGTGCCTTCCGCTGGCTCATCCATCGGGATGCCCATTTCGCGGAATGTTTTGGTTAGCGCGATTTCTGTTGATCTGCAATTAAAGTGGCGAGACACGCCGCCGTTGTACGGCAGATCGTTATCGTCAATCGGCTCGTAATCCATATCCCACCGTGCGCCGCTATACGCGATGCAGATTGGGGAGTTGTGAACGACTACGCCATTGCAGATAAAGCTCTCATCAGGCGCATCTACTTGGATGTCGTAGACGACTCTTTTGCCAACCTTTTTGATTCCCTCGACGCGCGCATAATCGCCGTCATTCTCTCGCGGTAGGCTGGATCGGCCCAATTCGCCAGACGCGCTTGCCGCAACTTCTCGGCATGCGCCGCCTTTGCTTCCGGCGTGTACGTCTTTTTCTTCTGGCTCCCCTTGAGCATTTTTGCTTTCACTTCCGGTGTTGACTGTGCCGCCTTCCGTTTTGCCACATACTCCGGGTCTTGCCACTTGAGTTTCATTGATTCGGACATCGCCTTGCTTCGGTTCGCAGCCCATTGCGGATCGTTTGCACGCAAATCCGCTTGTGCTTTCTCGCGAGCCTCGTTCACCTTCTGGCGATACTCTTGCGATTCCCAATTCCGAGCCGCGCCAACAGATATCTTGGCTAGAATTTCCGGTGCCCTGGCTGCATTGCGCGCTGATGCCGCCGCCCTCGCTTCCGGTGACGACCGCTGCGCTCTCAATGTTCCCGATTGCGGAGTTGCCCACCATTTCGTGAGGGCCACCGAAACCTTCGACCCGCCTCGTTTGTTCGCATCCCGCATTTTGGCCGCAAACTCTGGATCGTTCTGGTGCCGCTCCGACCGTTTCCGACCATTCTCCTTGCGCACATGCTCCGGCAGGCCGACTACTCCCTCGCCGCCCTCCGTCATGTTGTAACCGTGTGGGCAAAACGTGTTCAGGCTTTTGATGAACAACTTCTCGGCTTCCGCTGCCAATGCCCGCGACGGATACTCCCCGAGAATCCCCATCGTCACCGTATCCGATCCGTACTTCTTGATCGCCGCCGACACCGCCCGATTGCCGCCACTGCGCATCCTGCCGCTCGTTGCCGCTGATTCCGAGCAGTGCTGCCGCCACCGGAGCGCCGGATTCGCAGATAGTCCCACGTAACGCTTCCCGTTTTGGAACGTAAGCAGATACACGCTGGTCTTTGAGGTCAATTGCGGTCACCCATCCTTTATCCGTCATGAACAAATGTTCAGGAGTACAACGGAAAGTATGACCTTTATTCGTCCAGATGTCTACGGTTGACGCCGCTGTTTTTTTGGTCGCAATTACTCGGCGTGGCTGTTTCGTAAGCCCGCCAATAACCATATCGCCAGCGCAAATCTTTTCAATTGGCTTCTCACTACCATCGGCCATCAGCACCATGTGCCCTGCGGTAAAGCAAGTATGCGAATCCATGGTGCTAACTTGCTCGATGCCACGGATCAAATCGCGGTTCGCCTGAAAGCTTGCGCGCCTTGCCTCTGCCGCGACTTGTGCCATCGCCGTTTGCACGATGGCCGCCGCGTTGTGACGCACCAGCGGCATCACACCCGCCACGTTGGTGACTTCCGATCCGACGATGCGCTTGATGATCTGCGCGTTGGTTTCGCCCTGCGCCGCACCGATGCGGATTTCGTTGGATAGCTTGAACTGGGTGTCTGCCACTTGGCGCGCCCACCACTGTTTAGCTGGTGCGCCTTGGATCAGCACATCGCCCGCCAGCTTTTCAAGGTAGCCATCGGTCGGCAGCGCCACGCCGATGCGCACCTCCAACGATGCGGCTTGGATCGCTTCCGCGTTCTTGGCTGCTGCCGCCGTGGCGCGCATTGCGTTGATGGCTTCACGCACCGCCACATTCGATGGCAATTCCGCGCCCGGCGTCAGGTCCACCACTTTGGCAAGCGCCGATTGCACGCCCAGCGCCTCGACCTTCGCCACTTCAGCCAAGTTCAGTTCCAACTGCGCCTTGGCGAAGAAATCCGCGATGACCTGGTTCGATTCTTTCAGCAGCGCGTTCTTGTCGGCCCGGCCAAGGATCGACATTTCCGGCGCGTTCGCCAGAATCGACACGATGTTCTTCTGCATCGCCAGCAGCACCGCCAGCACACGCGCTTTTACCTCTGCTTCGGCGCGCAGCATGCCAACGTTATGCGCGATCAGCAGTTCCGCTAACCATTGCTCCAGCGCGGTCATGCTGCCAGCGCGGGCACGGTGAATGCAGGCGGCTCAAGGCTCATGCGGTCCTGCACGTCCTTCCAGATCAGATCGGGGTTCACCACGCCATAGCGTTTCAGCTCCGAAAACACATCCTCTTTCGACAAGATGCCGTTGCTGTGCAACTGGATCAGCGCCAGCACGAACGGGCCGAGCGTCGCCAATGCCACTTCCGGTGCGAAGTCCTTGAAGACGTCGATGTCGCCCTGTTCCGGCCTACCGGAGAACTTCGCCATGTCGTCCACCATTGCATCAAGCGCGTCTTCCAGCGCCTGCGCCATCGCCGCCAACTGGCATTGGGCCTGCGCGGTGTCGATGGAGGATTGCGTAGCGGTCTTGTCTCCAGGCGTTGCCACCAGCAGTTCAGCCCCCATCGCACGCATCTGGTCTTCGAGGTCTTGCAGCGAATCGCGGCCAGCGCCGATTGCCGCACCCGAGTGCTCGACATATTCGGCTTTCGCGTTCAGCGGAAGCATCAGCGCGGTCTTGGCACCGATGACGATCTTGTCTTCGTCGTTGACGCCTGAGATAGCGAGGATAGCCACGCGCGCAGTATGCAGGATGCTGTCTTGGTCCGATTGGCTCTGCCAATGCTTGATGTTCAGGTCGGCTAGATTCAGCAGCGGCGGCTTGGCAGTCATGAATCCGGTACGGCGCGCATAGACCGTGCGCAGCGGGATGTAATCGAGCGAGGTGGTGCCGTTCTCGTACGATACCCACTCATCTTTCGCGTTCTTGCGGAAGATTTCGTAAGCGCCCGGCGTCAGCACGCGCACTTGCTGCACATCGACGACGCCGAACTCGCCGTCGTTTTCCTGCACGCATTCCATGATGCGTACTTGGGTCAGCGTTTCGACGCCTTTCACCTTCTGGCTTTTCCAGCCAAGGACAGAGGTTGGCTTGACGTGAACCGCATTCGGGCGCACGCCGGCTGCTTTCTCTGCCGCCAGCGTTGGATACAGCGGCTGTCCGTTTTCACCCTTGGTCTGTGGGTAGTCGCTCAGGATATGGGTCAGCCCGTAATGGATCGCAGACTGGAACACTTCAGCCGCAAACACATGCAGGTTGCGCCCGGCGAGGTCGATATTGTCGAACCATGCCTCCACATCCGGCTCGATGTCGGACCACTTCAGCGGCTCGGAAAACGGCTTGCCTGCCATGTTCTCGACGGTGCGCTCGTAGGCGTTGAACAGGGTCGAAGTCTTGAGCCGGAAATCGTAGCTCTTGGTATCCTCCTGCGGCCAGCGTGGCAGGAACTTCTCGCCCGCTGCACGCATCCCGGCGGTGCCTCCGCACAACGCATCAACCTTGTCCCAATCGGCCTGCATGCGCAGCACTTCGGCAGATTGTTGATTTACTTTTGTCGTCATGTCAGATGTCTAGTGTGCGTACCGATGGTATGCGGCTGACAACCGGCCAGCGCTTCACGATGAAGTAGCCGCCTGCGTCGTTCGCGTGGTCGAAACCGCCTTTTTTATCCGGCTCGCCCTTGTCGTCGTAAATCTGCCGCTCCAGCGACAGCGTGTATTTCTGGCATTTGTTCGTGTTGACCAGCATGCGGCGCTCGCCGTAGGTGTTGCACAGCATCGCGTTTTTGCTGTTGATGCGGTCTTTTACGCTAGGGTTCGATCCGTCCACCACCACCGTGAATCCCGCCTTGCGCAGCAGCGACAGGTCTGATTCGCTGGCATTGCTGCTCTTGCGGTTCTGGCCCGAAGCATCGGGGTACACCGCCACCGAGTGACCCGGAAACCGCGTCTTGATCTTGTCGATCATCGCTGGCGTGTCGAACACGTCCACCAGTTCATCAACCGCACGCGGCAAGCCGTCGCGGATCACAAACACCACGGCAGCCATCTTCGATACGTTGAAGTCCATGCCGATGTGTAGCACATCGCCTTGCTTTATGGCGTCGTCGGTATGGTTCGCGCGCCGGTCGAAGCAGTAATAGATAACACCCTGATAGTTCTCGAAGCTGGCCAGGTACTCTTGCCGGAACGTGCGCGGGTCCATCTTGCGGCGCGCTGCTTCGATTTCCTCGGCGGGCACATTGCCGCCATCGACCGATGTGTACAGCCAGCTTTTATGGTCCGGCTCGCGCCCGCCTTGGCCGTCCAGATACGAGTCGTAGCAGTGATTGAACCCTTTCGGCGTGCCGATGCGTAGTGCATTGCCGCCGATCCGCAATTCGCCATCCACATGATAGCGGCAGGTCGAGAGCATCGGGCGCAGCACTTCTTCCCACGCCTCATACGGGCAGTCGGCCCACTCATCGACCAGCGCGAAGAACAGGCCCGAGCCGCGCAGGTTGTCGTAGGCATCCAAGCCGACGATGCGCACCACATGGCCCGCCTTGGTCGTGATCGAGCATTCCGTTTCGTTCGGCTTTCCCGCGCGCCAACTTGGCGGGATTGCCTGCTTCAGCCGCCGCCAGAATACGCGCTTGGCCTGCTTGAAGGTCGGCGCGCAATACCAAATCTCGTCCTCGACACTGACGCCCCATTCGGCAGCCAGCCGCACCGCACGCCGAATCTCGGCCTTTCCCAAGAACGTCTTGCCGAACCGTCGCCCGCACACCGCATCACGGAATCGGGCTTTCTTCTGCCAGCCCCAAATGTAGATGTTCGCCTGCTTCGGCGTGAGCGCTACCGGGCCGTCAGAGGATCGGGCGCTCTGGAGTGTCTTCATCGGGTGCCAATGTGTACTCGGGCGTAGCAGGGATGCCGCCCGCTTCGGTGCCCGGTGGCTTTTGCGGTTCGAGGCGGCGGTTCACGTACATGTCGCCCACCTCTTTGGCCGCCTGCTCGATGACCTGCACCGCTAGCGCGATGTTCTTCATGTCCTCGGCTTTTTGCGCCATCCGACCCAACGCGCGCAGCCGGTAAGCGCGGCTCGCAATTGGAATCTCTGCCTGCTCTTCGCGGAATCGCTTACGGGTGTCGTGAAATAGCGTCTTCCACTTCTGGCTGAGTTGTCGCCCGACGTACTTCTCAGGGTCGTAGGTGGCAATCTGCTGCCTCGGCACGTCCAGCCCGAACTCATCCTTGACTGCCGCTGATACCTGCGATGGCGTGTCGTAGCAGGCGAGCGCTTGCACGACGAAATGCTTCACTTCGTCTTGGAGTGCTGCCATAGTTGCTTTCCGGTAAAGGGCGAGTCAGCCTATGCAGCCTTCAAAAGACAAGTCCCGCACGCCCTCGCAATGTTGATTGTTGCCACCTCCGGCACGGCTTTGGCCGCGTCGATCATCTTCTGCACGTCCTTGGATGCGCCGTAGCGCCGCACTACACCGACGAACTCTTCCACGTCATGCCCGCGCATGCACAGCTTCGGCGTGCCTCCCTTGGTGAATGCTGGTGCGCCGAATTCGTCTTTTGCGTGGCCTACGTGGTAAAGCTCATGCTCGACCAGCGCGCAGAACTCGGCATCCGAGCAAGTGCGGCTGTATTCGGCGTCCAGCGTTATCACGAAATACGGCACGGCACCGAACCACTCGCGCATCTGCTGTTCTTGGCGGCCCTTTTGCCACGGTCCGGAACGAAATGTCACTTCCTCGCATTGGCCTAGTACCGTGCGCCCCTGCTTGACGAATCCTTGAGACGCCCATAGGAACTCGATTTCCGCGTGTTCGATGTGCGAGTGGTCCTCGTTGCGCAGGGCAGCGGCTTCGGTGATGAACGTGGTGCTTGCCCATTCGCGCATCCCTACTGCCGGTGCAAAACTGGCGAATGGCGACTCAAACAGAGCATCAGGCGGCATCGGACGCTTTAGGCCAGTTTCCTTCGCCACCTTCTTCATACTTCCCTCTTAACTGAATTTTGTTCGTCACAGACCCGCATCTGCGCCAAATTTTATACTGGCGTCAGCGGGTTCGCTTCCAGTTCATCCGCAAGCGCGGCGAGTTCGGCCTCGGTCATGTAGTGCGTAACCGTTACCTCGATGATGCTGCCCGTTTCGGCGCGCATCGAAAACGCGGTAACGTGCTGGTCTTGAATGCCCATTGCACGCATGACCCGCATTACATCGGCGCTGTGCACGGTCGCAATCGTCTTGGTCTTGTCGGTGATCTACGGCTTGGTCGATGCGCTCATGCTTTGCCTTCCAGTGGGTAGGCCTGGCGCTGCCCAGCCAGCGGGAAATCGAAGCTCATGCCAGATAGCGGGTAGTGTCGCGGTTGCGCTTCACCGCTGTACCTCAACGCGGCATCGCTGCCCGCCAGCGTAATGCTGCCTGCTTCGGCTACCAGCCTGCGCGCCATGCGGAGCGCCGCTGCATTGCCATCCAAGGCCAGCGCGCCAGATTGTGCGTTTAGCCTGCGCTGTGCCGCGAGTCCCGCGCTCGATCCGGTCAGCACCATGCTGCCGCTGCCTGCGCTAAGCCTGCGCGTCACGGTCAGGGCGGCATCGGTTCCAGCCAGCAGCAGTGCGCCACCGCCAGCCGATAGCGTGTAGGTTGGCCCGGCGGGACTGGATGCGGGCGTGTATGTGAAGCCTGCAGCGGAGCCGCCCAGCGTCAGCGTGCTGGTGTTAGCGATCAGCCGACGGGCGGCGCGCAATCCGGCGTCAGCACCAGTCAGCGCCAATGCGCCCGATGCGGCGAGCAGCTTGCGGCTGGCGGCCAGTGTTGCGCTGCTGCCAGCCAGTGCGAGTGAGCCGCTTGCTGCCGTTATACGGCGTGATGCCGTGAGCGATGCGGAAGCGCCGCCCAGCGCCAGCACGCCGCTGCTGGCGGTTAGCTTGCGATTAGCTCTAAGCGATGCATCCGCGCCGATCAGGGAGAGCGCGCCACTTGCCGCCGTCAGCTTGCGCGCGGCAGTCAGCGTGGCAGCGTTACCGGCCAGCGATAGCGCACCGCTGGCGGCGCTCAGGGTATAGGTCGGGCCACCCGGTGCCGCCGCTTGCGGTTTCAGCCCGAGCGGTGTCAGGCCGAGCGCCGATAGGCCGAGGCTCATTTACACCTCCGGCCAGTCTGTGCTGTAGTCGTAATCCGCCACTTGCTCGAATGTCGTCAATACCGCGATGGCGTCACGATGCCGCCCATCCGCGCCGCCGATGGACGTTTCGGCAGCAATGAAGCGCGCCGCGTTGCCATTCACTTTGGCCGTCAGTTCTGCCACGGTGATTCCGCGCGCCGTTGCCTCTGCCGACAGCATCGGGCACAGCGAGGCATCGCCGCTCGCCGCGAATTTCTGCGCTTCGGCAGCCTTGATCGGCCAGCTTGCCATTTCGCCCGCGCTGATCATGGACACCACCTTGTCGCGCAGCGCCTTGGCATGCAGCGTCACCGCGCGCGACTTTTCCGCCTTGGCGTCGGCCAGCGTGTAGGCGTCGATGATGGCTTGCACTGTAGCGTCATCACTCGCTTGCCACACACCATCGACCTGCGCCAGCGATTCGCCCGCATCGGCGATGGCCTTGTGCAGCCCCGCCCCTTTTTCTGCATAGGCGATCATCAAGCCACCCCGACATGCACGATGATGGGGTGAATGTTGCCGATGGCCTGCGCGCTGCTCGTGGTGCTGGCAGTAGCGGGGAGTGCCGTGGAGCCGACCGATTCGGTGCGCAGCTCGATCGCGGTCAAGCTGGAATTGAAGCCGAGCGGGGAACCGCCCATCTGGTTCGATGTGCCGGATGAGTAGGCGGTCAGTCGTGGCGTGCCCGACGACGCGACAAAGCCGGTGTAATACCAGCCGGGCGGCAGGAACAGCGGTGCCGCCAGTGTGCCACCCTTGACGCCGGTTGTGCTCAGGTCGAGGCTGCCGGTGGTCGCCAGCAGCGCGCCGGGATAACCCTTCTCGTTGCACACGTACAGCCCCGCGCGCGCCGTGTCGCCCGCGCCCAAGGTCGTCACGTTGACCGCCAGCGAGGCAACCGGCGCGCCGCAGCGCAGCAGGAACGGCATGTATTGCACGTTGTTGGCCGATGGCCCGCTGGTGGTCGTGGCCAGGTTGCGGTGCGCGCTGGTCAGGTAGCGGCTGATGCTGGCCGACTGGCTATCGACCGTGGGCAGCATCGATTCCAGCGTGGCCGCATGCGGAGTGCAGACCACGGTGGTGGTGCCGCTCAGGCTGATGGCGCTCGGCGCGCTGTTGGCGTAGGTGGTGCCGCTGAAGGTGGCGCAGACCTTGGCGCGGGTCATGGTGGTGGCGTCGGTTAGCGCGCCGTCGCCGGCTTCGAGCAACAGCCCGTTGCTGTCGAGCAAGGTGTAACTGAATAGCTGGCCGACCGCGAACACATCCGACAACTTTGGGTAGCCGGTGACGGCAGATAGGGTCAGCGCCCCACTGCCGGTGGTGGCGGTGGTCTGTTTGATGCCGTCGCCAAGCATGGGTTACGCCACCGTCAGCGCGCCGCTGGCCTGATCCAGGTCGATCAGGAACGTCTCGCCGTCCTGCATCGTGCAGGGCGCCGCATAGGTCCACATGCCGATCAGGTCGCCATTGGTGGCGGTGCTGTTTGCCAGCACGACATATTGAAAAGGCCCGACCGTGCCGCCCGAAGCGGTCAGGGTCAGGTCGGCCAGCACCAGCTTGTAGGTGCCTGCGGTCGAGGTGGCCGAGGTGCGCGTGACGTTGCGGGTCGAGCAGTTGGTATAGCTGATCTGCGTGATGTCGGCAGTCACCGCGTTGCTCGCCAAAGTCGGCGCGGTGTTGGTCAGCAGGATCACCAGTTGGTCGGTGCTCAAGTTGTGTTTCTTCTCGGCCACCGCTTGCGGGTAGGCTGCGAATTTCTGGAAAACTGCCATCGTGTGTCCTCGTTATGCTTTGTTGGTGCCGCTGGTCCAAATATCGTGTACGTCGTGGTGCGTGCCGGGTTCACGCGCCGGGATGGCCCACGCAAGATCGTGGCGCTCGCCGTTCACCGTCAGTACGGGCGATTCGTCGCCACTCTTACTGACCGATACCGCTTGCAGTGCGCCGTCCTTGGCGAAATAGCTGTAATCTTTGATGGTTGGCATGGGGGGCATCCATTTAACGCACCTTCGTTACCAGCCGCGCCGTGGCGGCTACCGACATACCGGGCACGCCGTAGCCCTTGGCGCGCAGGCAGGAAACCGCGTTTTCTGCTTCGGCCAAGGTATGCGCCAAGGCGTCCAGCGTCTTGCCATCGGCTACTTGCGCGATCATGGCCGGGTCCGATCCGAGCACGGCGCGGATGATCAGGTCGCGGTAGTAGCGCGCGTCCATCAGCCATCAACCTCAATCACGCGGATTTTTATGGCGCGGTCGATCCAATAATTCACGCGTTCGTAATTTGGCTCGATGCCAGTGATGGCGCACAGCGTGGCGAGCACGTAGAAATACGGCTTGAGCCACCATGCCAGCCCGACTCGAAACGTTACGTCCACTGTCAGCTTCTTGGTCGCCATCGTTGCGCCTCAGTTACTTGCTTGCTACCAGCGCTACGCCAAGCCATGCCGCCAGCACCAGCGGGGCCACCACAGGCGGCAGGCAGTAGGCAACGAGCAGGATGAGGATGACTGTCTGCATGACTCACTCCAAGTAGGGCCATCCGCGCGGTGCTTGGGCGTCCGGTGCGGGCTTGTCGGGGCTGAACAGAATCAGCAGCATGGCAAAGTAGCTCATGGTGTGCGCTCCTGTTTATCCGACTACGATATTGTTGTTGCCGGGGCGCTCAAGCGTGCGCATCAGCTCTTGGCTCAGTTGCCCAATGGCCCATGTAACTGCCAGCGCGGCAACATCGCGGCACGTTGCGCCTTGCGCGTCGAAGTCCTCAACCGTGATCCGGCCCGCTTCGATGGTGACGCGGCCAAACTTAGTCAGCGCAGCAGGGTCGGCATCGAGCATGGGCGGCCTGAATAAAAAACGCCCCTGCGGCATTGCTGCGGCAAGGGCGAGGGCCCAGCCAAGGGAGGCTGTGACAGGGGAGAAAAGGGTTGTTAGCGAGCGGCTGAACTCATTGTCATGTCGCTGTGCGTCCACAGCTAAACTCCGGTGTCTGATGGTGCTACCATCATGCCCCGCAGCCCAAGATTTACCCTTGCAGGTACTCACCAACACGGCTGGCGATTGGCATCTATCCCTCGGGAATCGAACCAACTCCAATTGCCAGTCGTCTTGGCGCTCCGATGGCCCACATTCTTTAGAGCGAGCAATGCCCTTGTAAGGCTTGCCGTGCGCTCAGTCTCGGGGATGGCCGCCGTTACGCGCTGCGATTCCGAGAAAATGTGGGTTGGGTCGATTCTACGCCGATATTTCCTTATGAGCAATCAGCGCGTTCAAAATTTATCTCGGAGGCGGTTTTACCAAGAACACGCACTGGTAATTGCCCCAAAGGCTGCGCATGCTCACGCCGCCACGCTCGCGGCAGTCGAGTTCCCGCAGCGTGATATTGACGGCCATTTCGGCGACCAATACAACGCCGATGACTACGAAAACCTTCTCAAACGCCGCGCTATTCACCGTTGCCACGCTCGGGTAGTCGGTTTTGCCAGATCATTCAGTCCTCCGCGAGTAACCGCAAGCCGGACATTTCAGGCAGGGGACAAGGTTCCCGTTGCCAAGCGAGCGCGAGAGAACGACAGCGCCGATGCGGAAGGCCATCGGATGATAGCCGCGATGCGCCATCGCTTGACCGGCTACCATCGGGACATTGCAATGCATGGGCGTCATACCTCCCTCCGCAGTTTCACGCTTGCCACGCCCGCATGGGTATGCTCCAGCGCGGTCAGTTCGTCCACCATTTCCAACACGCGATGCTTTTCATAGGCGCGCATCGCGGGCAACTCGGCCCGCTTGGACCCCTTGCAGGTCAGGCAGGTCTTGTAGCAGCCCGCCGCGCCTTGGGTGCCGGTGCCACTGCATTCCTTGCACGTGCTGTCCAGATAGTACGCCAGCGAGGCATCAGCCACGCGCCGGTACAGGATCGGGGCAATGGAAACGTCCTCCGATTTCACCCATTTGCGCGCGCTGCCCTTGTCGGTCACGATGGCAAGCCATGCTTTGCACAGTGTCGCCAGTTCGTGATTGCCGCTCTCGAACGCCTGCTTGGCCGCGCTCGCGTACTTGACCCGGTGCAGCAATGCGCCGATATCGCGCGCACTCCTATCAGCCAGTGCCGAGGCCGATAGCACGCTGGTGGCGTTATGGTGCTCGTCGTCCTGCAAGTTTCCAACAAGCGCATGATTGTACCGTTCGGCAAAGGCCATAGACTGATTCCCGCTGACTGTTGATCTATCGCACATTTTAGCCTAGACAGCCGTCAATGAATCATGCTAATGGGAATATATTTCCTGCTGGCGACACTAGCCCGACACCGGCTGGCTCATGGTCAGGTAATACGCCTGATCGGATGACAGTTGCGAGCCATCGGCATTGATCGGCGCTGCTCCGTACTTATGCGTCAGCACTGCCGATCCGTCGATCAGGCGCACCAGCGTGCGATTACTCACCAGCGACACCGAGCCATCCGCACGGGTAACGCGGTCATATTCTGCGAAACTGTCCATCGTGATCCTCCTTCAGTTTGTTGAATTCGCCATCTCGCGGATATTCAGCCCCAGCCTCGCCCCCACTGCGCGCCCCACATGCCGCCGACGAACAGCACGAAGCCCCACCACAGCATCTCGACCAGCAGGAAGCAGCCTATGGTAGTGCCCGCCGACAGCGCCAGCAGCAGCGCCAGATACTGCGACCGGCTCAGGTAGTTGGGGCGTGCCAGCATCCGGCGCAGGCGGGCGAAGCGCATCTAGCCCTCCTTGCCTGCTGGCGGCTGCGCGTACAGTTTCGTGCCGTCTGGCGGCTTCGGTCCGTGCCATTCGATCAGGTCGCCAACCTCGCCTGCCTTCACCAGCGTGGCAATCGGTTGCAAGGCTACGCGATTCAGTAGAGCCCGAGCGAACCCGAGTGCTTCGTCTGCCCCGACTTCCACATATCGCGCGCCGTCATTTTCATTGCCGACAGCATTGGCGAACATCTGCAATATCTCTTCATCAGCCAGCGGTGCTGCCTCACGGCTGGGGGTGGGGGCTGGCGGGTGCGAAACGGCAAGGGCAGCGCGCAGGTCGGAAATCTCGGCTTCCATTGCAGGCTGCGCTTCAGTAACGCTTGGGCAGAAGCGAATTCCATCTGGCAGGCGTTCGCGCCAGGGCTTGATTTGCGGTGCAGCCTCACGGCTGGGGGCGGGGACGCGGTAGAACGTGATGGCGCGGTCAATAATGGCGCGGTAGTCGCTGGGATCGAGCGTGATATCGTTAGCGTTCAGGTATCGCTGCATTCCGTGCCGCGAAAGTACCGGTCGCAGGATTTCTTGGTACTGCGTATCTGTCAGCGCCTCCCCGTTCGCGCGTGCCGTGGTGGCCGCGCCCCATGCAAACGCATCGGGAATGAGGCCGAGTTTCCGATTGCCGCCAGAGTCACCCTCGACCGCCAGCCGGTAGGCGCAAACAGCAACGTCGAACGCCTCAGCGCGCACATCGCCGTCGCCCTGATAGGCGCGCTTGAGTTCGTGCAGTTCGCCGCACAGACCATCCAGCATGGATGCGTTGTTCGGGTACTTGGCGCGGCTGCGTTCCAGATCAGCGATGAAATCCGGGTCGATGGGCGTCGTGGTGGCCGCCTGGGATGCGCGATTTTTGCCCCAGTTTGGGAGCGTAATTCCGCCCACGCGCGGAACCGGTGCGCCGGTTAGCTTGGCGATGTGGCTTACGATCAGGCGCTTCGCCTCCCAGTCGCGCTCTGGTAGTCCTAAGCGGCGTAGAATGCCAATTACGCCGTCGCGCTGTGTTACCGCCTCCATGTGCCAAATCTGCGCTTGCAGGATCACATGTGATTTCGCGGTAGCCAAGCGTTCGATTTCGCGCGCTGCTTTTCGGATCAACTCACATGCGTACCCCTCACCAACGCTAGCCCATCGGCGCAGATCGTCCATCAGCACCGATGCGCTGGCATCGTGTTGGCTCCCGGTCCCGCGCGGGGGCGGCGCTACGTACGCTGCGATGCGCTGCGCCAGCACTTCAGCGCCGCTCAACGGCGGGGCGTTCAAGAACTCGGTAACGACTGGCGCATGCTTGGCAGCGTCTTGCAGCATGGCGCGCAGGTGATGCAGCGCCTGCATGCGATGGCCGTCGAACTGTAGCGCCAAACGACGCCATGAATCCTCGGCGCTCTCTTCATCGTCTTCCTGCTGCTCGTTCGGTGCTGCGGGCGCGGCTTGATGGGTAAGAGCGGCGCGGGCCTGCCACGTGGTCCAGTCCTGCGCCGTCCACGATTGCACGTAGCCGCCATACTCGTTCCTTGCGAGTTGTTTCAGCACGCCTTCTTCGGAGATTCTAGGAAATCGGCGGCGCCAGTCTTCGGCAAACCATGCTTCAAACAGTGCCCGCTCGTCTGCTTGCTCGCTTACGCGCGGCGATGCTTCACAGCCCTGATGGGCTCGGTCGGCTACGCCAGCGTATAGCGCCGCCTCGGCATGGTCCAATGCAGCGCGCAACCGTTGAATTTCTGCGCCCGCTTCCACGGATAGGCTCGCTGTCGGGGCGTCGTTGTAAAGCCGCTCGACAAGTGTGTGCGTCGGGGCCGGCTCGCCGCAGGCGGTGTTGTCCAGGGTGGTGGTCATTAGTCGTCCTTCGAATCGGTATCAAGCGGGCAGTGCCGCCCCGTGGCTGCCGGCTCGTTGTCGCGCAGTTGCGGGCATTGTTTGTGCGTGCAATCACCATCGCGGGCGGCAGCGCAACGGGTCAGTGGCTTATCCTTGTGCTGGCTGACTGCTGCGGGTGGCTGGTCCTCGTACTGCACGTCGACGTTGCCGTTGAAGTGGGTCAGGTCGTAGTTCATCTTGTTGCCGCATGTCGGGCACTGGTATCCATCGGCCACGCGCCGAACCCGCTGCATCGGCACACAAGGCCCGCAGTACGGCACGTAGTCGCGGTCGCGCAGTTTCTCCGTCATAAAAGGGTCGCCAGGTACGACCACGGCAGGATGGCTGACAATCGCCCTTGGGATGCGATGCCGCTCGGCAACCTGCGCGGCGAACAATTGCTCAATTGGGGTGAGTTGGGTGCTCATTACGCGCCTCCGTTCTGGCTGTCTGCGGGTGGCTGGGTGCGCACATCGGGCGTATCGTTGCATGTAACGCCGCCCTGGCGCGCGGCACCGGCAGTGTGCGGCTGCTCGGCTGGCGCGGCATAAAGTGGCGTCTTGCGCCAACCGCTCGGGCTGCCTTGGATCGTTGCCGTGCGGTCGTCCAGCATGTTGTCTAGCTCATCGCCGTTGACATATGCAATCGGCACTTGGGGCGGCTGCTCAATGGCTGCCACTGGCGCGGCGAGGGCGTCCATCAAGCCAAGGTATATGTGAGGAAACGTGAGGTTGGGGACGGTGCCGACGTTCTTTGCCACCTCGACAGCCATCGACTCTGCCAGCTTTCCGATGCGTTCTTTGGTCCAGCCTTCCGGCACCGCCTGCTGTGGCGCTGCTGCGGCTGGGGTAGCCCGTTCCGCGCGCAGCCGGTCGGCATTGGCAACGATCAGGCTGATTACCGCCTGGTTGCGCACTTCGTAGGTCTTGGCCAGCGCGGCGCATTCGTCGTAGGTCAGCCCGCATGGGTCCAGTTGTTCGCTCATTTTTTTTCTCCCTGTTCTCGTTTAAGTTGTTGTTACGCGCCTACGTTGATAATGACCGCCAGGCACAGGATGCCCAGCCCGATCCACCAGCCGCAGCGCTCGATGGCGTCAAACAATCTTGCTGAGGCAGGGCGGACCGTGGGGATGCGCTGGTGGCAAGTCCTTCCCTGCTGGCAATCGTAGGAGCAGCAAGCGCGCTTCATTCTTGTTCACCATGCCCGCCCACGCGCGGGACCGGGACGTTCGACGGATTCGGCAGCGGCGGCAAGGGCATCCAATGTGTTGCGCGATAGCCTAATCCCGACAAGGGCTTGCTGGTATGGTCGATCCACCATTGGCCTTCAGTGACGTAGCCGACGCTCATGCTTTCCAGCGTCCCTTTGCCGCAATCTTTAAGCAAAAGCACGCGCTCAAATTCAGCCGGCAATTCTTTATTTGCCGCGATCCATGCGTCGTGTTGGCAAGCTGGTGCCGCAAAGGGCAGCGCTGGTAAAACTTCCTTGCCGGTATCGCCAGCTTGATCGTGCGCGCTCATTTGGACCTCTCGGCTAACATGGCATCAGCAATCCGGCGGTTCCATGCGGCGATAGCACTGCCCTTGTCGGCCTGCTCTTGAAATGTCGTTGCCGTGCAACCTGTGCATGAAACCATTACAGTTTTCTTGCCCTTGATTTCTGCTGGCGAACCGCAGAACGGGCACGGTTTCAGTTCGGCGCTCATAGTTTCTCCACCGCGCCCACCACCAGATAGCACAGCCCGGCAAGCGCGAGGCAGTGCGCGGGGCGAAGATTCCAATACCAGTCGAACAGGCGGTTCATGCGGCACCCGATTTCGTGACAGCTTTATTTTCCTTCACTTGCCAACGTTCGGCGGCTTTCTCGGCGACTTCAAAACTGCGGCAATTCTGGATGACGCTTTTATGCCCTTCGGTATCGACCATGACGACCAGCCCTTTCCTGCCATCGTCTGCCACGGCTGCTAAGTAACGTGCTGCACCTTTTGCTGGTTGCGTTTTCATTGTTTCTTCTCCCTTGTTATTGGTTCAGGCCGTGCAGGCGGTGACGGTTACTTCCCACTGCTCGGGTTCCTTGCTTGCCACCAACGGCCAGCCCCAGCTCAGTTCGCGCCGGATTTGCTCCGGTGATGGCGGCGGCTGCTTGGCCTCCTGCCGCTGCTGCATCCACTCTCTCACTTGCTGGTGACTCGGTCGGGCGGCTGCGGGCATGGCGGTGGCTCCTGGTGGATTTACTGCGCGGCTTGCTTGGCTTTTTCCTGCTCTTGACGCACGATCCCTTGAATCCGGTAGGCGGTGGACAGCGCCAGCTTGTAACGCTTTGCCATCGCCGCCGCGCTCAGGGTGCCCCCTGATTTCTCGAATGCAGCGCGGGCCTTGTCGTGCGCTGCGGTTGGTTTTCCTGCCATATCATTGCTCCGGTAAAGCGCCCCGAAGGGCGCTGGTCGGTTAGTCGTTCAGGGCGGCTTTCACCTCGGCCACGAATTCCAGAATTTGCTTCTGGCGGGACTTGCCGCGAATCGGTCCACCCTTTTTCGAGCCGGTCGCGAAGAAGTACATCCAGAACGAACCATCAGCTTGTTGCACGGCTTGCCAAGTTTTACCGTTGGTGAGTACGCACTGGTAAGCCATTTTGCCGCCGGTGGTGAAGCTGCTGTATTCGTTCATTTTTCTTCTCCCGTTTTCGCTGCGCTGTTTGCGCTGCCCATGTAAGTAATATACGCAAGTATTCCGATGATGGCAATCTTTTTATTCCGAAGATCGAAATATTTTTGATGTGTTGCTTTTCTGGCGTAACCTCTAGGCAGGCAAACAAAAGCGCCAGCATCACCCGGCGCGCAGCAGGCAGGACTACCGCAGGCACGGCGCGGTCAGGTGAAAGCGAGCAGGCGGTCGATTACTGCGTTGAGGTCGTCGCGCGTGTACTTGGTCAAGACGCGCGCAAGGATCACATCGACCGTGGCAGAATAGAGGCGGTCAAACTCACCCTGATCCATGCTGCCGAAGCTGATCGACTTGGCCGTGACGCGGGTATCGCCGTTGAGCCGGATCGCGGTCTCATAGTAGCCAGCAAGGATCACGATATCGGCGCGGAACTGCTCGAAATTCTTCTGCACCGGCTGGCCCTTGTACTGCTTGCCCTCGGGTTACCATGCGTCATAGGCGAGGTTCAGCAGCGCGAAGAACTTCCGATGGTGGCCGGGGTTGCGCGCCCGCGTGGCTTTGACCTTGACCACTTCGCCCAGCTTGAGGCGTGCGATGTAGTCGGCGGCTTGCTGGTCTGCCGGGGCCAGCGTGCCGCCTTGGGTTTTGGTAACGAGCAGTTCACTCATGGTTCAGGGCTTTATTCACCATGCCCGCCTGCTGCGGGACCGGCAGGGTGCGACGGCGCGCCGGTTTCGGTGCTAACCTGGATCATGCGTAGGGCGCGCGCCATTTGCCATGCGAAGTCGCCTGCCAGATTCACCTCACGGCGCTGGCCGCGAATGTAGCGATGGAAGGTCTTGTCGGTGAAGTGCTGCTCCATGAACTTGACCAGATATTCCCGTGCTTCGGTGGTGGTCATGCTCGCGCTTGCCGATACCTCGGCATCGTGTTGGCTCCCGGTGCCGCGCGGGGGCGGCGCTACATGACCAAGAGCGGCGCTCATGCTGTCACCTCTTTCAGCGCGCGCAGTTCGGCAAACGCAATCACGGCAACCCGCTCCAGCGCCTGCGAGAACGGCATATCGTAGGTCACGGCCACCAGTTCGATGATTTCCATGTCGCTAGGCTCTTGCACTTCTCCCGCATCTATCGCGGCATCGCGCACGCTGGCCGCTTCGGGCAGGGGCAGCAGTGGTTCGTCCCAGTTGATCGGCGCAAGGCCTGGCATGATCGCCACCAGATCAACGAACCCACCGCGCTCCATTTCCCGTGCGTCGAATTCGAGGTCCATTTCCAGCGCTTCGGCGTGCGCCGCCTCCAGTTCTTCGGCTTGTTTGGCGGCAAGGCGCTGGGTCAGCGTGGTAATCGCGGCGCCCTTTGCCATCTGCACCATTGCCCGCATATCGCCGTATGAGTCACCGTCTTCTGGCGATACGAGATAACTCTCAGCCACCGTCAGCGCCTCGTGTAGTTTGTCAGAATCGCCGGTTGCCACTGCTGCCTTCTGGAGCCACTGCACGGCATTGGCGGCGCGCTCCTGCTGCGCCATCACGGCCCGCATGGTCGCGGCTTGCTCGTCCAGCTTGCGCTGTTGCTCGGCAACCCGCTCCGCTTCGATCCGGTTGGCTTCGGCCTGCGCCGCCAGTCGTGCGGTTTCTTCCGCTTGCAGGCGCAGGCGCTCGGTTTCGGCGTCCTCGCGCGCCTTGGCGGCTTGGTACAGGGTGAACAGCGCCTCGCCAGCCTTGTTGAGCGCAGCAACCGCTTCGTCGTGCGCGTCGCCATAATCGGCGGCGAACAACTCGGTGTTGGCGAGTTCGTGCACCTTGGCGAACAGGGTTGCCGCATCCGTGCCGGCCAATTGCGTCGGCAGGTTGGCGATGGCGTCGATCTTGACGCGGATCGCGGCTTTGCGCGCGTCTTCCAGTGCCTTGGCTTCGGCGGCAATGCGGGCCTGCTCGGCGTCGAAGTCGTCGCGCAGCTTGAACAGGCGGACTTCCTCGTCGGCAGTAATGGCGATCAGGCGGTCTTGCTCAACGATGACGGCCTTGGAGAACCTGGTGGCGTCGTCACGCGCGTCCTTGCCCTGCTTCTCGATGGCAACCCTGGTGTTCTTCAGGTCCATTGCCATCCGGTGTACCTGGGCGCGGGCGTCGCCGTTCTTGACTTCCACGATGTCAGCCGATTTCTTAACCAGCTCGGCCAGTTCCACTTCGCGGGCGGTCGAATTGAGCGCCAGCACGGCACGCTCGGCGGGGGACTTGGCCGGCACGACGGGCGCTGACGGCGCGGCCACGACGACCGACAGCGTCGGTGCGGCATCGGCGGTGGCCAGCAGATCTCCGGTCACGATATCGCTGGCGGGTGCGTCTTGTTCTTTGGGCTTGCGGGGCATGGTTTTCTCCGTTGTTGTAGTAGGGTTACGCGGCCATCTGCTGCAAAACTGTCTTGTGGACTTCGTTGCCGTCGTATTCAAACCTGAATCGCGGGCTGTTGCCAAACTGTTCGATCCATTCGGCGCGCAGGCGCGCGACTTCCAGCTCGAACAGTTCGCGGTAAGTCTCGGCAATGCGTTCTTCCACGCGGTCGCGGCGTTCTATGCTGCCGTCCATCATGCGGCTCCTGTCAGAAATTCGGTGCGCCAGTCGGGCGTGGCGGCGGCAGGCGCGGCGGGTGCCTTGACTCCGCGCAGCACGGATTCGTAGGCATCGACCATGCGCGCGAACCGCGCCAGTTGCGGCACCATGGCGTCAATGAAAGCGTCGTCGCGGTGGATGCGCTTGACGAACAAATCCTTGCCGACAGCATGCAGGTCGGGCACGTACATAATAAAATCTGTCCATTTGCGCCCGGTGATCCACATGCCGCCCTGCATCTGGTGCATGTACTCGGACACGTCGCCGGTTTGCAGCATGGACATGATTTTCAGGCTGTCGATGGGTGCCTTGATTTCGATCAGGCCATCTTCCTCGCAAAGTCCGTCCGACGAGTATCCGAAACCCTCATCATCGACACAGACCCCGGCCTCGGTCACGAACGCCCCGGTACGCGCTTCGTAGATACGGCGCGCGGCGGCTTCCATTTCGTGCCCGCGCTCCAGAATCCACGCCTTCGGCGGTTCGCCGTGTGGCTTGCCGCTGATGCGCTCAATCGCCAAGTCGGCGGCGTAGCGTTCGGCGGCGGCGGTCGGGTCGCCCGGCTTGCGCTGGCCGGAAGTCTTCACGCACACGCTGGTGGCGTCGGCAAAGCAGGACGCGGTACATAGGCCGGTGCGCGCGGCCAGCCATGCCGGTGTGCCTTGGGCGGCTTCGATAAAGCGCATCAGTTGACCTCCTTGTGCTCGACCGTCTGGGCGGCGTCGGCCTTCATCTTGGCGCGGTGCCCGGCCACGGCTTCTTTCAGCTTGGCATGGGCGGCAGGATGCTCGACCAGTGCTTTGTTATGCGTGCGCCAGAACGCCAGCGCGTCGGCGTCGGTGGCGGTCGCCAGGGCTTGATCAATCAGCGGCTGCACGTCGTACGCATCGGCCGGCGCGTTGCCCGCCAGTTCGGCCAAGCCTTCGCCGCCGTCCGTATTCAGGTGGTGGATCGCGGTATCGAGCCGGTCGGTCTTCGGCCAGTATTTGTATGCCTGCTTGACACAGGTTTTCTTGATCATCTCGCCGGGATCGGTCAGCCATGGGTTCTTCTTCTTGTTGTCCTTCAGGTAGGCTTTCCACGACTCGGAGCGCTCGCGGATCGCGTACACTTCATCAATCGGCATGGCGTGCGTCAGATAGTCGCCATCGGCGGTTTTGACGACCACATACACGCCGATGATCTCGCCGCGCTCGGCGGGCTTGAACGGGTTGAACTTGTGGACTGGCGGCTGGTCGAATCCTTGCAGAGCGAACTCGTCGGCAGCGCGCACCAGTTCGGCCTGCGCCCAGCGGATCGAGCCGGTGGCAATCGCCAGGTCCATCAGGCCCATGTAGCTGATATCGAGACAGATTGCGCCTCCGCGCGGCACCAGATACGCCTGCTTTTTGGCCGGGTTGAGACTGATGCCGATGGCCGCGATGTTTTTGACGGCGGCTACCACGGCGTTTCGATTGCCAAGCGCGATGCGCAGTGCATAGTCGTTCTTCTCAAGCACTTGAATGGCGAATTCGGCCTCGCGCTCGAAGTTGATGCTCGGGTCAGCCAATACCGCTTGAAACTCGGCCTTGGTATTGATGATGTCGTTAGATATTGTTGCAAGCTGGTCGCTCATACTTTCCCCGTTGTTTTTGGTCGTAACACTATCTTTGACTGGGGTTGGTTTGGCCCCCGCCACTCGTCCCATCCATGCTGCACTGTAGAAGCAAACTCCGTGATCGTGGCTGCCGATTCAAAGTACGGCCAGACTCCCCGCCAGCATTTCTGCCGCCAAACCTTTACGCCACTTCCCGAGCAAGCCTGTGCCGCCTGCTCGCGGCCCCCAGTCAAATACGCCGGGAGTCTGCCTCAACCTGTCCTTCCACGCTGGCGGTCTGCCACTTGGTATCGCCTGGAGTGCGAATGGTGGAATCCAGAACGCAAAAAAGCCGCTAAAGTCTGGAATCTGGTGGAAGTGAGCGCATGGGCGGGATCAACTACGCTCCCAATTGCTCAACAGACTCCAGGCTTTAGCGGCCTGATTAGTTGACACCCATTATGCTCTGGCTTCCACACCATTGCCTCCACGATACCATAAAACAACTGCGCTAAATCAACGTCCTACCAGATTATTTGTGCTGCCTAGCTTTCGATGTGGTCGATCTCGACCAGTTCATAGTTGTTGTCGGGATCGGCCAACTTGATCAGCGCCAGGTCGTCCTGCGCGCGCAGGGCCTTGGTCGCATCGTAGCTGCGGATCAGGCGCATGAAGATGGTCTTCTTTTCGCTCAGCACCTTGTCGCCCACCCGCAGCACGGAACAGCATTCGACCAGCACCAGCGTCTTGTCGCCGGGCTTGGGGGCGGTGCTCATGCGGCACCCGTGGCTTCGGAGTATGCTCTTTGGCAGAGCTCAACTCGCTGCGTGCGGCGCTGGTATTCGGTTCGCCCGATACCTTTTTCATTGACCCATGCCCACAAAGGCGAATCGTCATCGAGTGCAACTTCTAACGCGCTCACCAGCCGTTCGTGCGAGGCGATCAGTTCCAGCACGTCATCGTCACCCGCCATTGTTGCCGCCTGTTTCAGTTCTTCTAGTTCCATCTGTGCTCTCCCTGTCGTGATGGATGGTCCCGGCCAAGCTGGGCCGGGGAGTGTTAATCAAGTCCAGTTTCTGGCGGCGCGTTGCGGAAAATCCCCGCGATGCGCTCGAACGCTTGCGCCATTTCTTCGCGCCGGACTTGCGACTTCGGGAGCCAGAACGTGACCGCGCTGCGGTCGTCATCCATCGGCGGGTGGTGCAGCCGCTCGCTGCTATGCAGGATCAACTGCGCAGCGTGATACGTGACGCCCGTATTGCTCGGCTTCTCTACCTGAATGACTTCGTCAGTGAGTTCTTGGCTGTAGACGTTAATTCTCATTTTCTTCTCCCGTTGTCGCCGCGCTCCGTGCGCTGCTGATGTAGTGAATCGTACGCCGGTTAATTTACAACGTCAACAAATATTTGTAGTGATTTGGCTCTTTTGTTTGTAGCGTTCAAATTAGAACTGAGGTAGAATCGTTTGCAGCAGTCCACCATTAACCGAAGGAGCCACATGCGACCATCTACCCCCAACCCGCTGCTTGACGCCCTGCTCAAGCACGCAAAGCTCGACAATGACAGCGCGCTCGCCGCCGAACTGGACATCGGGCGCGACATTCTCAGCAAGGTACGCAACGGCAGGGAGTTGCCCGACCACGTGCGGGTGGCGATCCAGCGCCGCTACCACTGGAGCCTCAAGCGTATCGACGAGTTGGCACCGCCAGCGCAAAAGGAGAAGGCACATGACTGACCGCGAATTGCTTGAGCTGGCCGCAAAAGCCATCGGGATGAATGTCCTGCTTGAAGGTATTGAGTGGCCGCGCGACAAAACCGGCTGGTTTTTCTGCCAAAGAGGCGGCGACGGAGCGCCAGCACTGTTTGACCGCAGCTCGCCCATGCTTGCCTCTTGGGCACCGCTCACCGACGACGGCGATGCGCTGCGACTGGCGCTGAAATTGGGGTTCAAAATCGATTCCAACTTCAAAACCGGCGCAGATGAAAGGCCGGGAGTTGGAGTTTGGGTTGCTGGTGATACAGAACATTACCCGCCATTCTGGACCGCCAATTCGAAAGACATTTGTAAAGACACGCGCCACACCATCGTGCGCGCCGCTGCCGAACTTGGCAAGCGAGTTCAGCCATGACCCGCCAACTGGAAAGCGTCAAGCCGGGCGACACCATCCGCTATGACGGCCTCGGCAAACTCAAGCTCATGGCTAAGGTGGATGGTTACGTGATGCTGCGCCGCCCCAAATGCATGCCATTCGTTCGCTCAGTCGGGCAATGGAATGCAATGTCAGCTGTTCCTCTTGCCCCGCAACCACAACCGGAGAAAGCCGATGCCGCGTGATATCGACAGAAACGCCTTTCCTCTGCTGGTGGCCGCGAAGCAACGTGTCGGCCAAGAGGACGCTGACCTGATCGCGCTCCCCCTGCTGGCGTGGCTCGATGCCGCCAAGCGCGGCCAGTGTACCGGCACCGGCTGCAACCATTTGACCACCCATCTTATCATCGCGTCCTACCTCGCGGCGCGCACCAAGTCGAAGGCGTTTCACACGCTGGTGACGCGGGCATACGACCAGTTGCGCAAGGCGGCGGAGCGGCCTACGCACTTGCTTGACCTGACAACCGGCGAATACCAGTCACTGCGGCTGGCGTTCTCGTGGTATCTGCGCGCGCTGCCGCAGATCGAGGTGGGCATGCTCAATGAAGCCTGCACTGCCGCGCACAAGATGATGGGGGCATGATGGCGACCGACCCGCGCGCCGTGCGCCAGCGCCAGCGTATCCTTGCCCTGTTGGACGGCCAAGCGCTGTCGGCGCAGCAGATTGCCGACCGCATCCACCTGACCCGCGACGGCGTGCAAATCTACCTGACGCGCTTTCGAGCCGAGGGGCTGATCCGCATCGCATCCTACCTGACCAACCGCCAAGGCGGCAGGCCAGCCCCATGCTACCAGATCGGCACCGCGCCCGACGCCGCCTATGTGCCAACCCGGGTGCCGCAGTGCGTCGATATGGCTGCGGAACGGATCAAGCAGATCAAGCGGGCACTGCGTGGTGGCAAGCTGCTCAGTGCCAAGGAACTGGCCGCGATCCTTGGCCTGCACAGCGCCCGCGTGCGCTACTACCTGCGCCAGATGCGCGACGACGGCATCATCCGGATTGGCCGCTACGGCAAGGCCGATGCGGGCTACCTGCCGCTGTACGTGCTGGGCAGCGGGCCGGACATGCCGCGCCCACAACTCGACGTGGCCGCGCAAAACCGCAACTACCGCGCACGCCACCGCGAGGCCATCAACGCACGGCGGCGCTTCAAGGACCGCCTGCGCTCCAAGCCGACCACGTGGCTGACCGCGCTCGGCCTGTAAGGACGGATCATGGCAAACAACCGCACCACCATCGTGGCCCGCATCGAGGACTACGTGATCGCCCACCCGCGCTGCCAAAGCGCCGCCATCGTGCGCGAGCTGGGCATCTGCACGAACACGGTGAACATGACCTTGCAGCGATTGCGGGCGGGCGGATGCCTGCGCCGCATCCGCGTCAAGCCCGACCGTGGCCCCAGCATCACGTTCTGGGAAGCCGGGATCGAGCCGGGCATCATCCTGGCCGATGCGACCGAAGGCGCGCCGAAGCAGATCATCGTGTCAAGCTGGGCACCGCTGAACCTGCCGCCGAATCCGTGGTTCGGCGCGCTGCTGTATCCACAACCCATCCAACAGGAGCAAGCATGAGCATCACCGATCACCAGCTTCATTTGCTGCACCACGCGCTGGGCCTGACGCCAGAACATCGCACGTCACACCGCAATCACTTCGTGGCCGGAATCGGGCACCACGACCAGCCCGACCTGGAAGCATTGGAAGCGGCGGGACTGATGGCGCGGGCACGCACGCCGCGCTTTTGTGACCCTAGCGATATTGTATTCCAATGCACCGATGCCGGGCGCGCGCTTGCACTGGAGCGCCTGCCGCCGCCACCGAAGTATAGCCGTTACGATGAATACCGGCGCTCCGAGTACAGCGAGTCGTTCGCGGAATGGTTGGACATCGAAGTGCCGCGCCGTGAATTCGGCGGTTTCTACGGGGTACACAAGGGCATGTATCGGATTAGCACCAGCAAGGCGAGCGGCGACTGGCATCCGACCGTCAAAGCGGCCAAGGCCAGCTACAAGGCAGCACTGGCGAAAGCACGCGCGCCGCGCCACACCAGCGCCACCGCAACTTCCACCGCAGCAGCTTAACAACAGGAGCAAGCGCAATGAGCAAACCGATTCTCACGCCGTGGTTTCAGACCTACCAGACGCCCGCGCGACCGGGCTATTACGATACCGTGTTGCCGCACCAGTATGAGCGCGATGCGATGGTGCTGTATTGGGATGGCACAGGATGGAAGGCATCCGAGCACAGCCCGCGCGATCCGTACAACAACACGTTTTGGCGCACGCGGCATTGGCGCGGCCTTGCCGCCAACCCTGCCAGCCAGCAACCGGCGTAAGGAGGGCATCATGCGCGACGATCCCATCCTGCTGACCGACCCATCCTACACCCCGCAGCGCTTGCTGGACGAAGTGATGTGGATCGTGCGCGCCGCCAACCGCAACCAGATGGCGCAGTTGCTCGAACTCGACAAGGGGCTGGTGTCGCGCATCTGGCACCGGCAAGCGCCACTCACGGCGGGCATCCTGTTGCGCATCATGGACTGCACCGGATGGGGTGCGCAGTACGTGCGGCAACTGGCGGGCATGCCCTACGAGGGGCCGGTGTTCGCGCCGCGCCCGCGCGTGATCAAGCTGCGCAGCAAGCACAAGACCAGCGCCGCCACCAGGGAAGCCGTCCTGATGTCGCTGCCGGGCACCGTTGCCGAGCTAGCCAAGAAAAGCGGCTACAGCAAGCAGACCGTCAAGGAGTGGATCAGGGCGCTGCGGGCGGGCGATCCGCTCAACCGTGCCAGCCATATCGTCGGATGGGTGCCGCCGAAGACACGCGGGCCGCATCATCCGATCCATGCGGCGGGGCCGGGCGAGGACGCGGTGTGCGTCATCCAGCCACGCAGCAAGGAGCGGCACTACATTGCACGCGGCACCTTATAACAAACTAACCAAAGGGAGAAAACCATGCGTCAAACCAACCGTGAGAAATACGAAAACTACCGCCTTGAAATCGAGGCCAAGGACCGGCAGGCGATTGCCGCACTGCTCCCATCCGTGCCAACGCAGTTCTACACGATCAACGCCTATGAGACGGTGGCGGTTGAAGTCACCAGCGTGGGCGTGTACCGCCGTGGCATTTACCAGCCGGACGAATCCAACCGCATGACCCGCGATCAGGTCGCGCTGGCGAAGAAGTATCTCGACGAATGGGCCGCGCCGACGCTCAAGGATATCAGCGTCCACTACCGGCACAAGCAGGCGTATGGAACCGTATCCGGCGCGCACCGCTATCAGAAAATCGAAGAGGATGCCGGGATGGCGTGGCGGGCCGAGGACTTGGCCGACGAGATCGAACGCAGGCGCATGCTGTACGCGCCGCGCGATGGGCATACGGCATGCGCCTATTGCCGCAAGCAGACCCCGACAGCAAACCTCGTCAGCCATACCATCCACTACCGCGACCGTGGCGGGCTGCGCAAGAAAGTAGGCCAGTATTGCAGCGGCCAGTGCGGCTATTACGACCAGTGCGGGCACGAAGGGTGAAACGCTCCGGCTTCGCCCCGCGCTCCAAGCCGATGGCACGCGGCACCGCCAAGCTGACCACCAGCAAGCCCTTGGCGCGCGCCTCCGGCTTTGGTTCGGTGCGCCAAGCTGCGCCAAAGGGTGCGCCAACAAGTGCGCCAAAGCCCAGCCTGCAACGGGCGAGCAAGCCAATGGCAGCGGTCGGGCAGCGCGCCAAGCGCATGCGGCAGGGCAAGGTCGCGCCCAACGCGGCAGAGCAGGCATGGCTCGACAAGGTGGCCGCGTTCGGCTGCATCGTGTGCTACCTGTCCCACCATGCCAAGACGCCGTGCGCCGTGCATCATCCGTTGTCGGGCGGGCGGCGCATGGGGCACCTGTTCGCCATCGGGCTGTGCGATCCAGGCCACCATCAGAATTCGCCAACGCCAGCCAAGATCAGCCGGCATCCAGAAAAGGCAAGATTCGAGGCTGCATATGGCACAGAGGCCGAGTTACTGGCGCAACTGCAAGCACTGCTGACCTGATTCCCGTTCACGCGGGAATCCACATGCCCGCCGCGTGCGGGCTTTTTTACGCCTGTGCGCGCCGCTTTGATCTGGCGCAAGCATTTAGACCGTTTTGATATAAATCATGTTGTTTTCGTGTGGAAATTGACATTGTGCAAGCATTGCTCAATCTGTAGGATGTTCCATATCAACCGTGTAGGACGCGGCTGACAAAGGCTGTAGCGGCCACCATAGGACAAGACATTCTCATGCAGAACTTTTCAGCCATCCACTTCGCAGGCCCCATCAGGCGCACGCCGTCTTGTCCGGGACGCTACCCTGCGCGGTGGATGCCTGAAAGGTTTTGACATGCTCATACACGTTGCTGTTGGTCCGCTTGAAAACGGGCGTTACCTCGTTGCCTACCTGACGCCTGGCTGCTCCGTCCTGACGGTTGCTGGCGACTGTCGCACCCAAGCGGGCGCGACTGCTGAGGCCGACCGCCTGAACCTCATCCAGATCGAGCGCGAGAAGGCGATTCAAGCTGAACGCGCGGCGCGCATCAATGACTACCAAGGGGCGCACTGAATGGCTGGAGACTGGATCAAGATGCGCATCGACTTGGCGGACGATCCCGCCGTCATTGCGATGGCCTGCGCGCTCGACATAGACGAGTTCGGCATTGTCGGGCGGCTGCACAAGTTGTGGTCATGGGCCGACAAGCATTGCTCATCCGGTCACGCAAAAAGTGTGACAAATGTCTGGATTGATCGCTACATCGGTCACGCCGGTTTTGCGCAGAGCATGATTGATGCTGGCTGGCTGGCCGTGACCGATAGCGGCATTGAGTTCCCCAAGTTCGACAAGCACAACGGCAGTAGCGCCAAGGTACGCGCCGAGGCGGCAGAGCGCAAGCGCGTCGAACGCATGGAGAAAGAACGGCTGGCGCGGGAGATGGAAGAAGATGCACGTCGCGCCGCAGCGGGACAAATGTCACAAGAAAACTGTGACAAAAGCGTGACCAGAGAAGAGAAGAGAAGAGAAGAGTTACCTTCTACTACTACCTCTAACGAGGTAGTAGTTGGCGATTACGCCGCCAACGCGCCCCGCGTCGCCGTGAAACCTGACTGCCCGCACCAGGCCATCATCGCCCTGTACCACGAAGTTCTGCCGATGTGCCCTCAAGTGCGCGACTGGACACCATCCCGCGCACAGCAACTGCGGGCACGATGGAACGAGGACGAATCACGCCAGAACCTCGACTACTGGAGGCGCTTTTTCGAGTACGTCAAAACCTGCGGTTTCCTGATCGGCCACCAGCCGAGCCCGCAGCGCCGCCCGTTCTTTGCCGACCTCGAATGGCTGACCAAATCGGCAAACTTCACCAAGATCAGGGAGCGTAAATATGAATGACGAACTCAAGGGACCGCCGCATCATCCGCAAGCGGAGCAGAGCATCATCGGCGCACTGATGCGCGACAACGACGCGGTAGACCGAATTGGCGACCTGCGCGCCGAACATTTCTACAATCCTGATCATGCGCTGATCTTCAAGGAGATTGTGCGCCAGATCGGTGCCGGGCGGCGCGCAGATGTCATCACGGTCATGGTGGAAGTCGGCGTCAAGGTGCGCGAAGCTGGCCGCTACCTGAACGACATGCTGCAAAGCACGCCGAGCGCGATCAACATCAAGCGCCACGTCGATATCGTGATTGACCGCGCCATCAAGCGCGCCTTGCTGGTGATTGGCGGCGACCTCCAGGAATGGGCGCAATCGCCGGAGGATGCGGCGCAGATCGCGGACCGCGCGGCGGCGCGCATCGAAGCCGCCAACCAGCGCGATACCAGCAGCGAGCCGGTATTGATGGCCGATATCCTGACCGAGCACGTGGAATTGATGCAGGCACGGATGGAAGGCCGCATCAAGCCGGTATCGACCGGCTTCCCGGACCTCGACAAGAAGCTGGGCGGCGGCATGGCGCGCGGCACGCTGCTGGTGGTTGCTGGACGGCCTGCGATGGGCAAGACCGCGTTCGGCCTTGGTATCGCGCGCAACGTGGCCGAGGATGGCGTAGCGGCGTTCTGGTCGATGGAAATGCCGCGCAAGCAGATCATGGACCGCAACGTATCGGCCATTGGACGGCTGCCGCTGGATTGGGTAATGAATCCGTCCGAGGACGACACCGGGGAATGGGACCGGATGACGCATGCCTACAAGCGGGCGCGCGAAATGCGCCTGTTCATTGACGAGCAAACCTCGATGAACATGCTGCAAATCCGCGCCAAGGCCCGCACCGTCAAGCGCAAATCCGGCACGCTCGATTGCCTGGTGATTGACCAGCTTTCATTCATCACCGGAGCCGAGTCCGACAACTACGCCTATGCGCTGGGCGAGTACACGCGCGGGCTGGTCGGGCTGGCGAAGGAACTGGATATCCCTGTTGTCCTGCTGTGCCAGTTGAACCGCAAATGTGAGGACCGTCCGAACAAGCGCCCGATGGTGTCCGACCTCGCATCGTCCGGCAATATCGAGCAGGACGCCGCCACCGCGATTTTCCTGTACCGCGACGAGGTGTATAACCCCGACTCGCCAGACAAGGGCGTTTGCGAAATCATCATCGGCAAGGCCCGCCAAGGCGAAACCGGCATGGTCGGGCTGGCGTACATCGGTGAGCAAACCCGCTTCGAGAGTCTGGCGAGGCCATTCCAGGCGCGCGCCGCTGCGGAAAAAACCAAGGCCCGCAGTTTGGCCGACCGCCTGTAATCACACAAAAAGACTACCAAAATGGCAAACGACTTCGCCAAGTTCCAAGAGATTCGCAGCCTGTATGCCGCTGCCCTGCCCGAATGGCTGGACGACTACCAAGCGACCGGCAATATGTGGCACGACCCCTACCTGATGGATTGGGAGTTCTCGCCCATCGAGCAACTGGTATGGGGCGATATCCGGCAGTTGGCGGTGCCGTTCTATCCGCAAATCCCTGTGCTGAACTACTTCCTCGACTTCGCCAACCCATTTCTCAAGATCGGCATCGAATGTGACGGCAAGGCATGGCACGACAAGCACCGCGACCAGGCCCGCGACGCGCGGCTGGCGGCAGCCGGCTGGATGATCTTCCGCATCGAAGGCCACGAATGCGTGCGCGAGGTCGATATCCACGGCCATAGCAGCAGCGAGGAGCGCGAAGCCATCAACATGGCGAAGTATTACGGTGCGACCTCCGAAGGCATTGTACGGGCGATCAAGCACGCTTATTTTGATGAAGAACCTCTGGAGCGTGGCGGCTACATGGTGCGCGCCACACTGTTTAACCACCGCTCGACGCCGGAGACCTTCCCGCGCCGCCGCCCGCTCACCCCGCGCCATGATGGACCTGTCCGCCTCGACAAGATGCTTGAAGGCTACATGGAACTGTTGCAGCGCCGGGTGCAACGCCATGCCGCATAACACCACAACAAGGAGCCACCCCATGCCAGACCGCCGCCACTCCCTGCCCCTGATCGGCAGCAGCCGCCTTGAAAGCGATGCCGATTACGCGCTGCGCCAAACATACATCAAGCGCGCCGCGCAATTGAAAACCGCGCTCACGCTGGCAGTGTGCGGGGTGCCGATCCTGCGCGAAGGTACGGATACCGCGCCGGAAGCGTTGCCCGCAGTCGAAACCGAATAACGATAACAACTGGAGTTAATGTGTGGATAACACCGTCCTCAATACAATCAGCCTTTGCACAGGCGTCGCAATGCTCGACGAAGGAGTGCACGCCGGACTTGAATACCTGGGCATCCGAAGCCGCACGGTCGTCTACGCTGAGCGGGAAGCTTTCCCCGTCAGCGTCCTGGCTGCGCGCATGGAAGAAGGATCACTGGCTCCAGCGCCTGTCTGGTTTGGCGATTTCACCGAACTGCCGGCAGGACGCTTTCGCGGCGTGGTGGATGGCGTCGTTGCAGGATTCCCCTGCCAGGACCTGTCCGTCGCCGGCCGCCGCGCGGGCCTCGACGGCAAGCGATCCGGCCTTTTCTTCAACGTGCTCGACATCGCAGATGCTAGCGGTGCGTGGTTCCTCGTTCTGGAGAACGTCGCAGGCATCGCTTCTGCCACCGCCTCCGTTGTGGACGAAGAAGAAGGCGAACTCGAAGAGCGCGCCGCTGCCCGAGTCATGGGAGAACTGGCCGACCGTGGGTGGCATGCGGAATGGATCACTCTATCGGCGTCCGATGTGGGCGCCAGCCACGGGCGCGCAAGATGGTTCTGCTTCGCCTGGCGGATGGCCGACGCCGGATTGCAACACGGCGACCTACAGCAACGGCGAGCCCGGGGCGAACATCCGCGAGGCTGCATCGCAATGGATGACGCCGAATGTGCCGAACGGCGGGCGCAGCGTGTCGGCGGCGCTGGTGGCGTCCAAGGGCATGACGGAGGATGGCGAGAAGCGCACCGTGGGGCTGGAGTCGCAGATCAGGCATTGGCCGACACCGAAGACGATCACGGGCGGCGCGAACTGCAATCGGGAAGCGCGCGGGGCGGGCGGGCCGGACTTGCAGGAACTGGTGACGAGCTGGCCGACGCCGACAGCGCGAGATTACAAGGGATCAGCATCCGAGGGGGGGCTGACCAGAATGGACGGCAAATCACGCATGGATCAACTGGCGAATGCCGCAGTATTTTCGCACCTGGGCCAAGCGACGCCGGATGGCCCGGAATCCTTGCCCGATTCCCCTGGCTCGCCCCTGCCATCGCAGAACAAGAAGCTGAATCCATGTTTTGTGGAATGGCTGATGGGCTACCCGGCTTTTTGGACGGATGCATAAATGAAGCGAAACTCACTGCACAAGATGGCGCAGCGGCATATCTCGCTACGTGGCGCTCAATGCAACAGGTGCAACTCCACTCGTTTTTTGCAGCGCCATCATCCGGACTACAGCCAGCCTCTGCTAGTGGAGATTCTGTGCGCCTCATGCCATGTGAAGCATCACCAAGGGGTGAATCCAGCATACTGTGTGATCTGCAAGAACGAGTTCCAGCCAATCAGAACGGCGAGGAGTTCGCTTTGTGGCAATCCGGCTTGCTTGAAAGAGCATGGGCGGCTATCTGCCGAAACCAGATGGGCGGGTCGCCAGAAAACGAAACAGTGCGAATTGTGCGGGACGGAGTTTGTTTATACGAGGGCGAGGCAAACCACTTGCGGTCGATCCTGTGGCAACGCATTAGCATGGAAAAAACGCAACGGAATCGAACACCGAGATTGCGAGCCTGCGGGAATGGGGTAGTCCCTTTGTGCGCTGCAAGCGCGGTTGTCGTCCTTGTTCGGCGATCAGGCCTCTTCGCACAATCAGCAATGACCGATCTGCGCGGCCATGCCGCATAACCACCAGGGAGCCAGCATGCGCAATTACGTGAACCTTGACCAGTGGCGCGGGCCGCGCGATGCCAGCCCGCTCGATCCGGCCGACATGGCGTTCCAGGCGAAACCGGCCAAGTCCTGCCGGGGCTGCTTGTTTTCGGGCCAGTATGCCGATGTGTGCCAGCTTGCCGGGCGCGTGGCGCAAATGCGGCAGATGCCCGATTGCGAGGACGGTTTTATATTCGTGGCAGTCGCAAGCGATGAGCGGCAACTACCCCTAATTGCCGAGGTGCGCGCATGACGCCGACTCAATTTTACTCGCATGCCGAATACCACTGGCGCGCGACTGGATGGATAGCGGCTTGCTTGGTCGTCGGATTCCTGATTGGGCTGATCGGGGAAGATAGCGAATGTGACGATGACGAAGCGGAGGATTTTGTTTGACGCTGCAAAAATATTGCCCGCA